GTGCCAGAATGGGCGCGTTTGAAGTAGTGTTGCCGCTTCTGAATGGTATTAACACGCTGGAAAGCAACCGCGTGGATAACGTGCAGGATTTTGTAAATGCGTATGACGTATTCCAGAACGTTGATTTAGAAGACGGCCAGTACAGCCAGCTTGCCAGCGGCGGTAAGTTTATCAAAATCAAAGATTCCCAGCAGGGGATGCCTGCAAAAATTTATCGCATCAGCAGCGAGATGAACAGTTCTACTGTGCAGACCGCTGTGGATGATTTGCATGATAAAATTTTGACCATCTGTGGCATGCCGAACCGCAACGGCGGTTCTTCCACCAGCGATACCGGGCAGGCAACCATTATGCGCGATGGCTGGAAAGACGCAGAAAGCCGCGCCCAGGACAGTGAAGACATGTTCCGGCGCAGTGAACGGCAGTTCTTGCGTGTGTTCCTGACCATTTGCAACACAACAAATAATCTTGGCCTGAATGTAGGGGATGTGTACGCACAGTTTACCCGCAACAACCTGACTGACATCCAGAGCAAGATGCAGGTATTTATTCAGGGCCTGGGCTGTGAAAAGATCGCGCCGGAAACGGTATACCGCGAACTTGGCCCGTTCCGTGACAATGAAATGGCCTTGCAGGAGGGAATGAAATATTACGAGGAAAAACAGGCAGAGCTTGAAAAAAGCCTGAATGAGGAGCTTGACAATGGACTGGAAACCAACGGACAGCGCAATCAGGCTGCTGAACCGCAGGGCGATACGCAGGTTTGAAAAAGCATCCCGGCAGATAACGCAGTTTGATGAATTGAACGTTATGCCCGCCTGCAAGCAGTTATACCAGGATATTGCCAAAGACAATCAAAAAGTCTTTTTAGAACTGGCAAAAAAATGCTACCAGGATGCCGAAGTTCACGGCAAAGAAAAACCCGACAGGGCATGGCTGCTTGCCTTGCTTGCCGGATACAGCGCCGTTACCGGCTATGTGTACGAACACGAGATTGACCGAAAGCGGGCCTACCTGGAAGAGGGGCTTTTGAGCCGGACAAACCATAAGAACGAATTCCGGCGTGCATTGCGGTATTGGAGCGATATGACGTACCAATACGCCGATGACGTGACCGATTCTGCAAGAATCAAGGCATTTACAGATGCCGGAGTAGAACAGGTGCAGTGGCACACTGCCGGGGATGAAAAAGTGTGCCAGGTTTGCCGGGAACGCAACGGAGAGATTTACCCGATTGATAATATCCCCGATAAACCCCACAGAAAATGCAGGTGTTGGCTGACACCTGTTTGATCGTCAGAGAAGACGCTAAAACGCAAAGGTCAGAGAAGACGCTAAAACGCACAAATACGGGCGAGAGAACGCCGACAAAATAACGCGGAGGCACCAATGAAATTTGACACCAGCACCATTGACGGTTTTGAAAACATGAGCGATGCAGACAAGGTGACGGCGCTGCTTGGCGTTGACCTGCCTGACCCGGTGGATACAAAGAACCTTGTAAAAAAAGAAGATTTTGACAAGGTGATGAGCGAAGCCAGCAGTTACAAAAAGCAGTTAAAAGAAAAAATGACTGCCGAAGAAACCGCTGCTGCAGAAGCCAAAGCCGCACAGGAAAAGTTGCAGAACGATTATAACGCACTACTGAAAGAAAACACCATTTCTAAAAACGTTGCCAAGTATATTGCGCTTGGCTACGATGAAAAACTTGCCAAAAGTACGGCAGAAGCCCTTTTTGATGGCGACATGGAAACGGTGTTTGCCAATGCTGCAAAGGCCAATCAGGTGCTTGCAGACAAGCTGAAAGCAGACCTTATGCGCAACAGCCCCAGACCCAGCGGCGCTGGTACAAGCACCGAAGAAGAAAGCGAATACATGGCATTTGCCAAGCGCAGCGGCAAGGCAAAAGCACAGGCCAACGAGGCGGCCGCAAAAGTCATGGATTATTACAAGTAAGGAGTGAAAGCATGAAATTCAAGAAAACGGATGTTGCCGGTGCAGTTGAGATTCTGGCCAGCAATGATTTTACCGCAATCCCGTTTACCACAACCACCGCAAAAAAGGCTGGTGAAAAACTGACAGTTGACAGCCGCGTTGGCGTTGTGCTGTATGACGTTGACCCGGATGAAAACCCCAACGGCAGCCTGCTGGTTGCGGGCGTGATTGATGCAGCAAAGGCAAAGGCACACAGCGGTACCGACCTTGCTGCAGAATCTGACCTGCCGGATACCATTATCCTGCGCACCAATACCGGCGTGAACGCATAACGGAGGTGAAAACATGAACCTTACTGAACTTTTTACACCTAAAATCATTGCGGCAAACTATACCGAAGCTGCTTCCAACGCAATCCCGTACCTGGGCAGCGGTTTGTTCCCCTCTGTAAAGCGTGCTGGCCTTGACCTGGCATGGATTAAGGGCCACAAGGGCCTGCCTGTTTCCCTGAAACCCTCTGCTTTTGATGCAAAGGCCACTTTCCGTGACCGCATCGGCGTGAGCAAGCTGGAAACCGAGATGCCGTTTTTCCGCGAGGGCTACAAGATCAAGGAAAAAGACCGCCAGGAGATTCTGCGTGCCCAGAGCAGCAATGACCCCTATGCGGCGGATGTCATCAACCGCATTTACGATGACCAGCAGGATTTGATTGCCGGTGCTGACGTTGTGCCGGAACGCATGCGCATGCAGCTGCTGTTCCCGGAGGGCGGCGCAATGGGTATTACCATCAAGGCCAATGGCGTGAACTACACCTACAACTATGACCCTGACAGCAAGTGGAAGGGCACCAATTACACCGCCCTGACCACCACTGACCTGTGGACTGCTACTTCCACAGCAGACCCGTTCAAGCAGATTCAGACCATCAAGGACAAGATGGCAAGCAATTACGGTGTGACCCTGGCTTACATGGTGATGAACACCACCACGTTCAACCTGATGAAAGCCACCGATGCCGTAAAGAATCGCTGGCTGACCGTAACTGGCCGCAGCATGGGCTACCTGACCAACGATGAAGCCAAAGATGTTATCGCATCCACTACCGGCATTCAGATCGTGATTTACGACAAGCTGTATGCCGATGAAAGCGGCGCAAGCCACAAGTTTGTTCCGGACGGATATGTGAGCTTTATCCCGGAGGGCGCACTGGGCAAGACCGCTTACGGCACCACCCCGGAGGAAGCCGACCTGGCAGGTTCCGGCAAGGCAGATGTTGCCATTGTGAACACCGGCGTTGCCATTACCGTTGAAACCACCGTGCACCCGGTCAATGTGAACACTTATGCTTCCGAAATCGTGTTGCCAAGCTTTGAGCGCATGGACGAAGTTGCCGTTATGAAGGTGACTGCATGACCTGGCTGATTCCCGATTATGCAGTGTTTTACGGTGGTGAGCTTTGCGTGACCGGGAAAAAGGTGAAGATTGCCGACCAGGACAGTGCCGAAATGGCAAAATACGGGAAAGTAATAACCGAAAAGGCGGAAACACCCCCTGTGGTAGAACACCGGCGGGGCAGAAAGCCGAAAGTTTGATGAACGGCGGGTGACAATATGACAAGTTTTGAACGATTGCTAAAGCGTACAGGCGATGATGATTTAGAACTGCTGTCAGGTCTGCTTGACAGCGCGGAATCTGTCATACTGGCCCGCCGTTATCCTTTTGGCGGCGGTGAGCTGGAAGAGCGATACCGCGATTTGCAGTTCCGCATTGCTCTGGCAATGTACAACAAACTTGGCGCGGAATACGAAACCAGCCACAGTGAAAGCGGAATCAGCCGCACATGGGGCAGCGAAGATGTGCCGCAGCAATTGTTGGAAGAAATTGTTCCGATTGGAAAGGTTGGCAGCTGATGCGCGACCTGAAAGCCAATCAAAAGACGATATGGTATCAGAACAGCAGCGGATTTGCCGCCGTGAAAGATGAGTACGGAAACCGTACCGGCGAGGAACAGCCCATCATGGAACACGCTGAACAGCTGAAAATCAGCGTGAGCGGCGCTGTTGGCGCAATGGAAGCCGCCGCTTTTGGCGGGTTTACAGATTACAGCCGGACAGCCTGCACGGCAAACACAAACTGCCCTTTGCGGGAAGGAACGCTTATCTGGATTAACCGGGATTCTGACGAAAGCCCGAATTACGTTGTGACCAAAAAGGCAGATACCATAAACGGCGTATTGTATGCGATGAAAGAAATCGTGCCATGAAAATTAAGCTGGCGTTAAGCGAAAAAGGCATAGAGCAGGCGATAAAGGAATACGAGAACTGGCAAAAAACGCTGGAAACCCGCATTGAACAGTTTGTAAAAAGACTGTCAGAAATGGGTGTAGAAGTTGCCAAGATACGGTTTACTGCCGCCGTTTATGATGGTGACATGAGCGATATTGCGGTTCAAGTAGAACAGCACGGCAAGAAAGCCACGATTTACGCCACCGGGCAGGCCGTTTGCTTTATTGAGTTTGGCGCAGGCGTTGCATTTGCAGAGCATCCAAGCGGGCTGTATGCGCATGGCACATACGGCGATGGGAAAGGTTCAAACCCGAATGGATGGGTTTATGATGGCGTTCCCGGACCAACGGCACAGCCTGTGTATAACCGCAATGGCGAGCAAAAGCCCGGCGTTTGGCGGACAAAGGGCAACCCGCCCGCATGTGCCATGTGGGAGAGCGCGGCCCAGATGGCTGCAAGTGTAAAAACCGTGTGGGAGGAGGTAATGCGTTGACAGAGGATTTTCAGCCACAAATTTTTGAATTCTTTGCACAAAAGCTAGAAGCAAAATTCCCCGGCGTTAAATTAAGCAGCGTAATTACCGACCAGCCGCCCGGTTTCCCGTGCGTTCAAATCGAACAAGATGATTTGCCGACAGACTATGACAACAGCGGCAGAATCAGATTTGTGAATGTGCGGCTCCGCGTGCGCGTTTACACAACGGGAAACACAAAAACAAGCCAGGCCCGGAAAATACAAATGTGCATTGACGAGATAGCCAACAGTTTGAATTTTACTCGTCAAAGTTACATTACAAGCGGATACCTGTATCAAAACAGTGCGTACCGGACGGAAACAACGTACCGTGCGCGAATGACCGAAGACGGGGTTTTGACCCGGACATGATAAGGAGTTGAAAACATGGCAAATGAACATGTAGCTATCAGTACCCAAGGCGTACAGCTGCTTCGCGGTGATTCCAAGACTACCCTGAAAGAGCTGTGCTGGATTCAGGAATATCCTGACCTGATCGAAGACCCGGATACCATTGACGTTACCACACTGATGCACACCATGCAGGCCAACATTCCTGCGCTGCCGAAATCCTCTGCGCGTGCCTTCCCGGCGTTTGTTGACACCGATGCGGGCAACCTGAAAGCAGTACAGGACACGGCGAATACACCGGCCTATTATGCGGTGCGCAGCCGTAATGGCTGGGGCTGGGTATGGCATGGCCAGCACAGTGTTTCTGTGCCCGGCAAAGGCGTTGATGATGCAATTCAGTTCAATATCGTCATTACCAACGATTCTGACCTTGAATTCACCGAAAGCATTACTGTTGCTACTTCTTGAGGAGGAAAACGCAAATGGACGCTATCAAACTGACTTTTGAAGGCAAAAGCTACGAGCTTACCTATACCCGCGAGACTGTCAAGCAGATGGAGAACACCGGATTTGACATCCAGATGCTGGCACATCAGCCCACCGTTCAGGGCGATAAAATGTTTGCCGGTGCTTTTCTGGCAAAGTGCAAGGGCGTTAAGCGCAAGGTGATTGACGACATCTGGAACCATATGGACATTGAAAGCAAGAATAATGTTCTTGCCGCACTGGCCGATATTTACGGCGATGCAATGAACAGCCTTGCAGATGATGGAAAAAAGGTGACTTGGGAGATTGCTTGACCGACGATCTCCCTGAAGGTCAAAAAACATGGGGCCAGATTTTTGAAGAACTAGCCCCTTATTATTTATCAATCGGCATGAGCGCTGACGAGTATTGGAATGGTTATCCAAGACTTGCCAGAGAATACCGGGAAGCGCATAAAAAACAGCTTGAGGAATGGAATTATAAGGCGTGGATACAGGGCTGGTATATTGCCAATGCCATATCCGCCACGATCGGAAATGCGTTTATCCCGAAAGGGCGCAAACCGATGCAGTATCCCAAAGAGCCGTATGCGCTGACGGAAGAAGAACAGACTGCAAGAAAGATAAGGGATGCAGAAGAAGCGGAGAAACGTTTCTTTGAGAAATTCAGTTTGATGGGTGGTGGAAGCAATGGCTGACGTACAGATTGATAAACTTACAATCGAGATTGAGGCCAATTCAGGAGCTGCCACAACTAATATCAAAAAGTTGGGAAAGGCGATAGAGTCTCTTTCTTCAACAGGTAGCTTAAAGACTGTTATTGACAGTTTGGAAAAACTGAATGAAAAGCTGTCCAATATGAGCAATTTAAGCTCCGCTGTATCGGGAATAAACCAAGTTTCTGATGCAATGAAAAAGGCAACAGGCGTTTCCAATAATATGACTGCACAGACAGAAGCGCTTGGCTCTTCTCTGAAAAATCTGTTTTCACAGGCCGTTGTGATAGCAATTATTCAAAAGGCTAACACACTTTTGGAAAGTGCCATAACCAACTACAGCGAGTACGTAGAAGATACCAACCTGTTTGCTGTGGCAATGGGCAATGCGGCTGACAGCGGCGGCAGATTTGCGCAAAAGATGGAAAACGTGCTTGGCATTGACAGCGGTGAAGCCATGCGGAATATGGCTGTTTTCCAGAACCTTACAACCAGCTTTGGCATGGCATCCGATAAAGCCTACATTCTTAGCCAGAACCTCACACAGCTTGGCTATGATATGGCTTCCTTCTTCAATCTGAGTACAGAAGATTCGTTCCAGAAATTGCAAGCTGCCATTTCCGGTGAGCTTGAACCTATCCGCCGGTTGGGCGTTGATATTTCCAACGCCAGATTGCAACAAGAATTGTACAATTTGGGAATCAATAAAAGCATTAACAGTTTGTCTCAGGCGGATAAGGCACAGCTGCGCTATATTGCCATCATGAAGCAGACAACAAATGCGCAGACCGATATGGGCCGCACATTGAATTCGCCTGCAAACCAGATGCGCATTTTGAAAGCACAGATTGATTTGCTCGGCAGAAGCCTGGGCGCGGTGCTCATCCCCGCAATCAATGCGATTCTTCCGCCCCTGATTGCTTTTATTCAGGTTGTCAGAATGGCAATTAGCGCGATTGCATCGCTTTTTGGGAATACGATTCAGTGGGGCGATTTTAAGAGTTCCGGCGTAAGTGCTGCACAGGGCGTTAGCAGCGGGCTTGATGATGTCGGTGGGAGCGCAAGTTCTGCGGCAAAAGCTGTGCATGACCTGATCGGCGGATTCGATGAACTCAATAAAGCACCAGATCAGTCATCCGGCGGTGGTGGCGGTAGTGGCGGAGGTGGAAGCGGATTAGGTGACATTGGCCTTCCGAGCTATGACATGTTCGCCAACCTTGCGAACAGCAAGGTTACGAAATGGGTTGAAAAGCTACAAAAGGCTTTTGAGAACATCAAAAAAGTGCTTGAACCGTTTATGCCACTTATAAAAGGTATTGGCGCTGCTATATTAACGGCTTTTGCCGTTGGAGCTGTCAGCAAATTCCTGAAAAAGTTCAAGGATTTTATTACTAAAGCCGCTGCGGGAAGCGCTGTCTTTGAAGCATTGAAAAAAGCTGCGGGAGTTTTTGTTTCATCGCTGGAGTACGGGGCCGGTTTTTTGAGGTCTTTTTCTTTGGGGCTTCAATCGTTTAGAAGCGCACTCCCGGTGTGGGCGAAAGTAGCTACTGCCGTTGCTGTGGCGGTAGGAACCTTTGTCACTGCTTATGATGCAATGAAAAAATTCGGGCAGGGGGCAATGGATTTGAAAACCGCCGCAACAAACTGTGTGGCTGCATTTGCCCTGTTTGGGACGATCGGCGGCATTGTGCTTGGCCCAGTTGGTGTAGTGATTGCAGCGGTGGGAACGGCAGCCGGTGCGTTTTTAGGATACAGGAGTGCAATGCAGGAAGCCGGGCAGGAAATGGCGAACGAAAGCCAGTTTTGCCAGACTTTGAATTACATGATCGACCAGTCCACCGCAAGTATTCAGCGGGCAACGGATAACCAGCAGGAACTTAACGAAAAAATTCAAAGCTTTTCTGATGTCGGAACAAAGTATGCAGGCGTTCAAACCCTTGTCGATTCGATTTTCGATTTAAGCGAAAAGTCGAACAAATCCGCGTTTGAAGTGCAGCAGCTCCAGTCCCAGGTAGAATACCTTAATGGTATGGGCCTGGAAGGGTTGCAGCTGCACATGGACGAAACCGGAACAAAGGTGCTTGAAACTCGTGACGATGTAAACGCCCTTATCGAAAGCCTTGAAAAGGCCGCATATGCCGCAGCAGCGCAGGATTTGTTGGAAAGTGCATATAAGGCGCAGATTCAGGCGGAACAAGACCTTGCAGCCGCCAATGACCGCCTTGCTGCGAGCAAGGAAGCAGTCGATACAGCAACAACGGCGCTTAGCAATTATCGTAACGGTCTTTCCACATGGGGTGAAATGCTGGCTGATTTGGGTCTCGATGCGCAATATAACGCTTTGTCCGATTCTTTGAGCAAAGCGAACGAAGCCTACGAAACCGCAACAAGTGACGTTCAGGCGCAGCAAGAAGCCCTTACAAATGCCAATTCTGCGATTGATACCTACACCCAAAAACTTGTGGATATCAAAAGCGGGAACTTTGATATGGCTGATTCTGTAATAAGCTCTACAAATCAGGTTGATACTTCTATGGCGCAAGTAAGAGATTCTGCAAATCAGACTGCCGGAACAGTAACAAGCGCCAACAGTAATATAACAACGTCTGCTACAAATTCCGCTGCAACAATCAGTTCCAGCTATTCGGCTGCGGCACAAAGCGTACAGGGTAGCACAGGTCAAATGAGTAGTGCGGCAGAAAACGCAAAAGAACGAATGACCCAAAGTGCAAACAATACAGCAAGCACTTATGCGGCAAGTTTTGACAATATCAATTCTGGTGCAAGAAGAAATGCGGAAACGGTAAAAGATTCTGCAAGTAATGCCGCATCTGGCGTTGAAGATGCGGCAACCCGTTCCGGCAATGCACTGTCCGGCCTTCCAGAGAAGGCAAAACAATGGGGCAGCGATTTCGCTTCCTCTTTTGTAGATAGCTTTGTCGATACGTGGACAGTCCTTAAATCTGGATTTGAAGATGCGGCGAAATGGATTAGTGAACGGTTCCATTTTTCTGTTCCTGATAAAGGCCCTTTGGCTGATGCTGACACCTGGATGCCTGACATGATGAAACTGTTTGCATCCGGCATTGAACGGAACAAGAACAGCGTTATCCGCCAGGTTGCAGGGCTTAGTGCTTCCATGCAAAAGGAACTTACGGATGCACCTGTCAATGTCAGCGCAGAGGGCACGGTCGTTTCCAAACACGATGTCGAAGTATCCGGGAAGCAGTTTTCTTCTGCGCAGGCATACCGCACTGGAAATGGCTCCGCAGACGTTGTTGCAGCAATTCGTGCGCTTGGCACTATTATGGAGCGCAACAGTGATACCAAAGTTGTCATTAACGGCAGAGAGGTATTCCGCGCCGTTAAAGATGAAGCACACCGAGAACAAATCAGAACGGGAAGCCCCGCTTTCTAAGAGGAAGATATGAGCTTCAATAGCAAAGACACAAAAGGTTACTGGGCGGTCAACGGAACTGCGCTGTACAAGCCGCAGGGGTGTGAAATCACGCATGAGAACTATGTCGGCTCCAACAGTGGCCGCACAGAGGATGGCGTGATGCACATTGATTGGCTGCGCCGGGACTTGCGCAAAGTCACAATCAAATACAATGCCATGACAGGGAACGAAATGGACGAGCTTGTGGGGCTTGTTCAGGGCAAGGAATATACCGCAACATTCAGAGACAGGGGAAAGACATGCACGATGTCTGCTTATACAGGTGATTGCAAATATGAACTGTACAATGAAACCTTGTGTTCAAGCGAGGGCGGATTATACACCGATGTTTCCTTTGATATGGTAGAGATGTAAAGGAGGGAAGAATCAATGCTGAAAAACCTGATTGTCAAAAGCGATGGGACAGAGATTGATTCTTCCCTTATTTTGTCTTGCACATTGACGCAGACCTTGAATTCAGGCCAGGAATTCACGATCGGAAGCGCATGCACAGACGAAATAGAGGTCGAATACCTTGCGCAAGATGACAATCTTATTGCAAAAGGCGATGTGCTTACGTTGTACTGGGTGAATGACAGCGGCACAAAAACAAAAGTCGGCATATATTATTGCGAAAAGCCAAATTATCAGGGGCTTATGCGGGAAATATCCGGCACAAGCACGGTTTATAAAGTAGTGGCCTACGACACCATGTCCAAGCTGGATGCCGATTTCTCCGGTTGGCTACACGCCAATCAGGCACAGTTCCCCAAAACCATCTGGCAGCTGGTTCAGCTGGCCTGCCAGCGGGCGGGGGTCGCGCTTGCCAGCAGCAGCCTGCCTATCAATGGCAGCTACAGCGTGCAGGCGTTCTATGCGGATGATTTAACCTGCCGACAGATTATCTCCTGGGCGGCGGAAGCGGCAAGCTGTTACGCCCACATGAATGCAGACGGCAAGCTGCAATTCTTGACCTATACAAACAAGCGCAGCACTGTTAAAATCACCCCGGACGGTGCCAGCAACAGCACCGCCTATTATGCTGACAGCCTGAGCTACGAGGACTACACCGTCAAGGCCATTGAGAAAGTCCAGATCCGGCAGTCGGACAGTGACGTGGGGGTCATCTACCCCGACAGCACCACTGCCACCAACACCTATGCAGTGCAGGGCAACCTGCTGCTGACAACCGGCACCGAAGCCAACCTGAAAACCGTTGCCCAGAACCTGTACAACGTGCTAAAAAACGTGACCTACACCCCCTGCAAAGTATCGGTGCCCAGCAGCTCCGGCCTTGCCTGCGGGCAGATCGTGCACGTTAAGGACGCACGCGGGCGGGAGTTCGACACCTACCTGATGAGCGCCACAATCTCCTCCGGCAAAGCCAGCTTTGAGAGCGTGGGCAGCGCCAGCCGGGAAAGTTCCAGCGCGGTGAACAGCCAGAGCTACAAGAACCTGACCGGCAAGATGCTGGAGATCAAGACCAGCGTTGACGGCCTGGAAGTAAAGGCCAGCGACCTGACCGGCAAGTACACCGACCTGAAAGCAACGGTGGACGGGCTTTCCTCTGAGGTGAAAAAAGACACCAAAATCACCGGCGGCGGCAACCTGATCCTGGGCAGTGAGAGCTTCAAGAACGCCCTCTCTGGCGGCCCTGGCAGCAGCGTTGTGTATGGCGATGATGGCAGCGCAACAATAACCAATGCGAACACCAACGGGTATTTTATGTTCAACACCATGGGCGCTCGCATTATAAAAGGCGTCACATTATGCCTGTCCGTTATGTACAAACTCATTTCCGGCACCGATGCGCTGCGGCTGGGCATTAAGTTTACGGGCGATAATGGCAAACATTACATTGCCTACATAAAAACCGCTGACCAACTCGAAATTAAGCAGACAGACGGCTGGGTGCTGCGGTATGGTACATGGACCCCCCGCGAAAACGGTGTTTTGGAAAAAGCCACTTTCGACAGCAGTGGCAACTGCACCAATAAGTTTGCGCTGCTTCACCCCATGCTGCAATACGGCAACGCACCGACCGCCTGGAACGCCAGCAGCGGCGACTACCTGACGCAGGAAAGCGCAAAAAGCTTATTTTCGCAGACCGCTGACGAGATCAAGACCGAGGTCACCAAGTCGGTGACGGAAACGGTGACGGCCAACGTGAAGGATACCGCCACCAGCGCTGCCAAGGATGCCGTTGACAGCAAGCTGCAGGATTATGCCACCACAGCAACGGTGGAGAGCCTGAAAAAAGATGTCTCCAGCATCAGCCAAAAGGCGGACAGCATCAGCACCAAAGTCAGCAGTCTGGAAGAGACGACAACAACCATTTCCAACGACCTGGACAGCACCAAGCAGGAATTCAAAACCGTTAAAGAATCGGTATCCGCGATTGACCAGAAAGCTGACAGCATTACTCAGACGGTAACGCAGCGGATCACCGGCGGCAACAATATTATTGCGGGCACCGACGACTGGAACAATGCGACCCTGGATGCAGGCGGCAATGACCTGAGAAAAAAAGGAACATACACGATCAGCGGTGAATCCGTCCGGGTGACCAATAGGGCGCAGAACACCCGCTTCCACTTTGGCGCGGACAAAACGCTGGTGATTGCCAAGGGCATGACCTATTGCGCCAGTGTACTGTACAAGCTCAACTCCGGCACGGACAGCCTGTTTTTACAGTTCGAGACCAAGAGCAGCAGCGGCACAAAAAGTTATTACGGCAATGCATTCAAAAATGCGAAGCAGGACATTGAGCTGGACAACGGCTGGAAGCTGCGCTGGGCGGCGTTCACGGCGACCGCGGACGGCTATGCAGACGGTCTGTTTGTGAGTACCGCGGACGATAACGCCACCGTTACCAACGATCTGACCATCATGCACCCCATGGTGCAGATGGGCAACGCGCCTACCGCGTGGACGGCCAGCAGCGGCGATTACCTGACTACCACCGAAACAAAAACCGAGATCAAGCAGACGGTGAACGAAATTAAGCTGACGGCCAGCACAAGCGGAACCAGCAGCACCATCAAGCTGACGGCAGGCGGAACAGAGATCACCAGCGCACAGATCAACCTATCCGGCGTGGTGACATTTTCGGATTTGAGCACCTGGAACCAGGATAAAACAATCATCAACGGCGGCAACATTACCACCGGACAACTGCATAACCTCAACTACACCACCGTGTACGACCTGGACAACGCCTGGATACGTATGGGCACCGAGGCCGGTGAGCGCGTATTTTTGGACAACCGGCACATCGCATGGTATGCCACCATCAACACCGGCAGCATCGGCCTGACCGGCGTGCTGTACTCTGAGGCGGGCAGCTCTTACATCGGTGCGTGCAGCAAGTACGCCAAGTACGGCTGGGTTGACGGCCTTAACCCGACATCTTACGTTGGGATGCAGATCACCTACAACCGCAGCGATGACAGCGATGCCGATTTTAACACGACCAGGGTGGGTGTCTCCGGCAAGCTGAATGTACACAATCTGGACGTTTGGGGCAGCAAATCCCGTGTGGTGCCTACCAGCTTCGGCACGCTGAAAATGGCCGCGTTTGAAACGCCGCTGCCAACTTTTGCGGACTGGGGCAAGGGCCAGTGCGGCCCCGAAGGCTGGTGCCTAATTGCCCTTGACCCACGCTATGCGGAGACCATCGCCCAATATGGGCAGCCCGCCTGGCTGCTGACGGATTGCGATGGCACCGGGCACATTTGGGCCGAAAACTGCGGCCAGTACGCCATTGTACACGGCGCACCAAGACAGCAGTTTGTGTGGCTCTGCATGGCCGCCCAGCGCGGCTATGAGGGCAGTTATGCCGACCGCAGTGACAGCGGCTACCCTGCCGGTGATCCGGCAGGCGTTGAGCTGGCAGCCAGCACCGCCGCAAGAGCGCAGGAGGCCAGCACCGATGCCGCAGCTGACCTGCTCGCTATAGATACAGGCGCGAACGAAACCGCAGACATTCTTTTGGAGGAATTGCAATGAAAAAATTATCCGGCGTGGCGGTCGTAACGACTGCCGAAGGTGAGCGAGTGAGCTACACCTACATGGAACTGGACGGTAACGGCAACATCACCAGCCAGAACAACCGGGGGTCCTTTGTAGCCCTGGACGAAGAGGTTCTGGCCGCCATTGCCACACTGAAAAACGCCGTAAACGCGCGGCTGTAAGGAGGATGCCCCATGACTGACAACAAACGCATTAAAGAGTGCAAACGCAAAGTTATTGCTGCAATTAACGAAGCAACGCTGCCGTTTGCCGTGACGGAGTTGATTTTGGAGAACGTTTTGAATGCCGTGCGCGAGAACATGGCAGCGGAAGAAGCAGCGGCGGCAAACATCGAAACTCCGAAAACAGAGGAAGAAAAAATGCCGAATTAAGGCGCTGAGGAGAAAAACGAATGAAACAGGGAACGCAATTTGCGCTGCCGGTTGAAATCGGCATGAGCCTGGACGAGGTAAGCCGGATCGAATTTGTGTTCAAACAGAAGAGCTGCAAAGGCTTTCCCGCCATCAAAACAAATACCTGGCCCGATGACTGCACCCGGCAAGCGGGGCAGAACATCATCCTTATCCCCTGGACGCGGGCGGAGACATACAAATTCATGGGCGGCGAGACGCTGTACATGGACACCCGCATCACATTGCGGGACAGCACTGATCAGCCGCAGACTGAGATCCTGGCTCTTAAAATGAGCCCGACCTTATTCCAGGAGGCGGATGGCTCATGATCCAGGTGCGAGTGGCTCAACAGAGCGCCGTATCGGTGCGCATTGCCGGAGCGGCACCCGTGCGGGTGGACGTGACCGGCACCGCAGTGGTTAGTGCGCCGGAGTATAGCGGGTCGTATGATATCACGCCGTTGTTTACGGCGCAGGTTTTGCCCACGGCGAAAAAACTGATGCAGAAAGACGTGACAATCCGCAAGATACCTCAGTACGAGGTATCCAACGATTCCAACGGTTACACACTGATTATAGGAGAGGAGTACTACAATGCCCAATAAATACGTAAACAAGGTTGTTATCGGCAAGGAAACGAAACTTGACCTTACCGCAGACACTGTAACCCCGGACAAGCTGGCCAAAGGTATCACGGCGCACGACAAGTCCGGCGCCCCTATTACCGGTACCAGCACGAAAGACGCGGATACCAGCGATGCCACCGCAGCTGTGGCGGAGGTTTTGAACGGGAAAACATTCTACGCGCGTGGCGCTAAAATGACCGGCACGATGCCCAACAACGGCGAAGTCAACGGTGAAATCAGCACCGTTTCTGGTAAATACACCATCCCCATGGGCTTTCACGATGGCGCGGGCGGAGTGACTATCGCAGCGACCGAACAGGCCAAGCTGGTGCCCGCAAATATCCGCGAGGGCGTTACGGTCCTGGGCGTGAAAGGCTCTATGAGCGGCAGCGAAGGTATGAAGCCGCAGGCCAAGAGCGTTACGCCGACCTTTGAGCAGCAGGTTGTGCTGCCCGACAAAGCGTATAACTGCCTGTCTCAAGTTACTGTGCAGGCGATCCCGGCCACATACGTTGATAATGCGGCTGGCGGCCAGACGTTGACGATCGGAGGCTGAGCATGGCCGTAAACAAGGTTGTTATCAATGATGAAGTTGTCCTCGACCTGACCGGTGATACGGTGCAGGCTGCCGACCTGCCGAAAGGGGTAATTGCCCACAGTGCCACAGGGGCCAAAGTCACCGGAACCACAAACTATGCCGGTTCCAGCAACGCGGGCGGCTCCGCAACGAGCGCCGAAAAACTAAATAACAGCCTGACCATCAAACTGAACGGAACCAGTCAGGGCGCATGGGACGGCAGCAGCGCAAAAAACATTGACATAACGGCAACCAGCGTTGGCGCGACAAACGTTACGCTCAGAAGGTGGTGACAGTTGCATGGGTGTGTATTTAGGAAGTACGCAGGTAGATATGCAGGGCGGCTTTGTGACGGGTGGTGCCAGTGGGGCGAGTTTGCAGAGCAAGACCGTAAGCCCCAGTGAGAGCGCACAGACGGTTAAGGCCGACAATGGCTATGATGGTTTGAGCCAGGTTACAGTGAATGCAGTATCAAAAACTTATGTGGGAAGCGGCGTGACGAAAAAAAGTGCTGCGACTTATACGCCGGGAACGAGTGACCAGAGCATTGCATCCGGCCAGTATTTGAATGGAACCCAGACGATTAAGGGTGACAGCAATTTGACTGCGGCCAATATTAAGAGCGGTGTAAAGATTTTTAATGTGACAGGCAGTTATGCCGGGAGCAGCAGTGGCGGAAACACGCCAAGCTTGCAGACCAAAACGGTTACGCCCAGCGAGAGCACCCAGACGGTAAGCCCGGACAGCGGATATGACGGACTGAGCAAAGTGACCGTGAATGCGATATCGAGCACTTATATTGGCAGTGATGTGACCAAAAAAAGCGCAGCAACTTACATCCCGAAGACAACCGACCAGAGCATTGCATCTGGGCAATACCTGAGCGGGACACAGACAATCAAGGGCGATGCAAACCTGGTGGCCGGGAACATTAAGAGCGGGGTGAGTATTTTTGGTGTGACAGGAACTTATGCCGGCGGCGGGAGTTCCGGCGGCAGTGGCAATAACAATGTAGAGGCTTATGCCATTACGGACACCAACCCCAGCGTGAGTTTTAAGACCGCCAGCGGAACCATTAAGATTTGGGGCTATGGCACCATAACCAGTTCCGGCGGCTGGGGCGGGCAGACTACGAGCCTGGTCGCGTTTGAGGGCGACAAGTACCACAAGAGCGCCATATACGGCGGCCCAAGCAGCACCAACCTGAGCCTAAGCATCAGCAACGGAAAACTGACTGGCCTGCCGAGTGGACTGACGGCAATCAGCGCGATTGTAACAAGAGGTATATGATTATGGCAACTGATACAAAGCTGGACAGCCTGGTGATCAACTACCTGACGCAAGCCCAGTATGATAATGCTAAGAGTGAAGGAACGCTGAACAGCAACCAGATCTATATGACACCGGCCTCCTCCGGTACCCATACGCTGCCTGCCGCTACCAGTTCAACCCTGGGTGGCGTAAAGATTGGCAGCAATATTACAGTGAACAGCGGCACGATCAGCATTAGTAAGACTAACGTGACAAATGCACTGGGTTATACGCCACCTATGACTGATACCAAGTACACACTGCCAACCGCGAGTGCTTCGACTTTGGGCGGTGTGAAATTGAGTGATTCGACCAGTTCAACAAGTTCGACCAATGGTGGTGTTGCGGCAACGCCGGCGGCGGTGAAGGCGGCCATCGCGGAAGCAAAACTTGCAGCCTGGCCGATTGGCAGCATTTACATAACCGTAAGCAATACAAGCCCAGAGTCTTTATTTGGCGGTACCTGGGAAAGAATTTCTGAACGCTTTTTGCTTGGTGCTTCTGGTAGTTTTCCCGCAGGTGCTACTGGGGGTGAATCCGCCCATACGCTTACACAAAGCGAGCTACCGAATTATTCGTTGTCTGTAACCAACGGAAGCAACGTAATACGCTCCAAAACCGGAAGCTCTGCGGATGCGTATGTTCAAACGCAATCAGGAGGCTGGGGTATTCCAAACTGGGAATCCAAAACCGTAACAGTCGCCTCCGGCGGTTCCGGGAAAGCTCACAACAACATGCCGCCCTATCTGGCGGTTTATATGTGGAAGAGGACAAAATAAGGACAACAAATCATGAGACTTTCAAACGGTGAATGCCGACTGGAAGACCTACCGACAGGCCCTACGCGGTGGAGTGGCCTGTTCTGTCTGTAGAATAAAAAGGAGAGTGAAACCGATGAATGATAAAATTATTCTGTCGCCCGAAATGGACGAGGAACTGTCGAACGGGAAGGGAGAGGACGAGAATGAGTGATTCTGCACTGGCCGTTTACACAGCCATCAGCCCAAACTGCAACCGGCCCAGGAGCCATCCCATCAGCAAGATTACCGTACACCACATGGCTGGCAACACAACGCTTGAGGCTTTCGGCGCTCTTGTCGGTAAAACCTCTCGCCAGATGAGCGCAAACTACGCCATCGAAAGCAGCGGTCGCATCGGCTTGTTTTGCCACGAGGCGGACCGCTCTTGGTGTTCGTCCAGTCCATGGAACGACCACCGGGCCATTACTATCGAAGTCGCTAACGACAGCGGCGCACCGGACTGGCACGTCAGCGACAAGGCGTATGCCGCGCTGCTCGACCTTTGCACCGACATTTGCCGCCGAAACGGCATCAAGGAACTGACCTACACCGGCGACAAGAACGGATCGCTCACGATGCACTGCTTTTACGCCGCCACGGCCTGCCCCGGCCCCTATCTCAAGAGCAAGTTCCCCGACATCGCCGCCGAGGTCACAAAGCGTCTGAAAGGGGAGAGCGCTGCCGTTGAACCCGCCAAGACGAATGAGGAAAACTTCATCTCCGTCATGGTGGAGAAATGCCAGACCCGTTGCCTGAACGCCCATCTTCTTCCGTCGCTGTGCATTGCGCAGGCTTGCCTTGAAAGCGCCTACGGCACGAGCGAGCTTGCAGTACAGGCAAACAACCTGTTCGGCATCAAGGCCAGCAATTGGAGCGGCAGAGTGTACAACAAGGCCACGAAGGAGTGGGACGGCAGCAAGTATATCACCATCACGGCGGGCTTCCGCGCCTACGATACGATGGTCGCCTGTGTAGAGGACTACATCAAGAAGCTGACGACCATGCCGCGCTACTCGAACCTTGTCGGCTGTACCGACATCAACAAGGCGTGCGAGTACATCCGCGCCGATGGCTGGGCGACCAGCCCGACCTACACGTCCAGTCTGCTGGCGGTCGTGAAGCAGTTCAACCTGACACGGTACGATGCCGCCATCAAAGAGGACAAGCCCGCCGCGCCGACGCATCAGGAGGTCTGGCTTGACCACGTTGTGCTGCCGAACGCTGCGGCGATGGAGTTCTACCTCATCGCCAAGAAGTACGGGCTGGACAATGATAAGGCGTATCACGCTAAATTTGTGGAGGTGTGATGCCGATGCAGCATGTATTCTCGTTTACGCTTGCGGAGGCCTGGGCATTTTTGATTTACGCGGCGGGTGCTGCTGCCGGACTGTATGCCGGGGGAGTGGCTATCAGCAAAGTAATCACCGCAGTGAAAAAGCCTAAAGCCGACCAGGACAAACGCATTACACAGTTGGAGGGCCGCGTTTCAGCGGTTGAGGGATTCTTGAAAAACGACAAACACCGGCTTGACCGCATGGACGAGGGACAGCACGTGACCATGCAGGCACTGCTTGCCCTGCTTGACCACAACCTTGACGGAAACAACATTGACCAGATGCAGAAGGCAAAGGAAGCCTTGCAGAAGCATCTGATCGGCTAAAAAAAGGAGAAAGCAAAATGGATATTTCTTTTCTGTCCGAATACATGATCCCCGTGATTGTTGGCATCTGCCTGTGCGTGGGCTGGATTGTCAAGCAGTGGATTAAGGATGTTGACAACCGGTATATTCCTACGATTTGCGCAGTGCTTGGTGTTGCGCTGGCCTGCTGGATGAACTGGCCTGAAATTACCGCTACCGTGATTTTGTCCGGCCTTGCAAGCGGGCTGGCATCTACCGGTCTACATCAGGCGTTCAAGCAGATTCTTGAGGGATTTGGCAATGGGAAGTAAGTTTGACTTCCGAATGAGCCGCAGCGACTATGATGACCTCTGTTTTGATCTGACAGATGACGAACACGCCGTGTTGGATTTGCGGCGGCGCGGGATGCACAATGCCGACATTGCGGCAGAGCTGTATTGTAGCGAAAGGACGGTTAATCGGAGAGTTAGAGCGATAAAAAGTAAATTAGGTTAGGAAAAGGCCTCTTGCAACAGTCTAAATTGCAAGAGGCCTTTTTATTTTTTAGTTATTTTCAGATCGGAAACAGAGCATCCGATAAAATCAGCTATTTTTTGAAGATTCTCCTCTCTGAGTTCAAATGTCCCGTCCATGTAGTAATATAACGAAGCTCTTGAAATCCCTGCAGCAGATGCAACATCTTGGACAGTTAAGCCTGCGGATTTGATCGCTTTCATCAGTGGGTGATTGGCATTTCTGGACGAGGAGATCGGTGGCTTTTGTTGCTTTTGCTTCGGTTCTGGAATATCTAACGGGTAACCAGTAGCTTCAGTAATTTTTTTCAACGTGGCTGGTCTGGGAGCACGGTATCCTTTAATGTATCCATATATCTGGTTTTTGGCTATTCCAGTTCGCTCTGAAAGCTCGCTTACTGTGATATTTGAGTAATTCATTGCTTTGACGATTTCGGAATCTTGATTCGAAAGGACTGATTTGACCCGCGCGCAAGAGGGGAGCGCATTAGCATCACAACCAAGGACTGCCGATATTTTTTGGACAGTTTCGGCGGTTGGGGCGGCAACTGGGGCAACAACGGTTTTGGCGGCAACGGCAGCACAGGCGCAGTTGACGGCTACATTCTCACCAGTGATTTTGCCAACATCGAACGCAAGATTGACAACGTAAACAACGGCCTGTGCGATGGTTTCTATGCACAGGCACAGCTTGTCAACGGCGTGCAGAACGCTATGCAGCAGGGCTTTATGTCGGCGGAAATCAGCCGCGCAAACCAGCAGGCGGCATTTATGCAGCAGCTGAATGCAATGCAGATGCAGCAGGCCAATTGCTGCTGCGAAACCCGCGAAGCGATTCAGGGCGTAAATTACAACCTTGCTACGCAGGCCTGCGACACGCGCCAGACTATCCAGAACGGCACGCGGGACATCATCGAGAATCAGAACGCCAACGCCCGCGCGGTGCTTGACGCGCTGACGGCGCAGCGCATTGAAGCTAAGGATGCCAAGATTGCAGAGCAGAGCCAGCAGCTTTTTGCTGCACAGCTTTCCGCAAGTCAGGCTGCGCAGAATGAAACGCTGAAAGCCTATATGAGCGGGCAGCTTGCCTATTACAACCCCCGCCCTGTTCCGGCTTTCCCCGTTCCCGCACCGTATCAGTATGGGAATTGCGGCACCTGCAACTGCTAAAACCGAATAGCAATAGCAACTGTTTCCAAATTGGAAACTGTTCAGCTCCGTGCTGATTTTGCAAAAAAGCGGCGGGGCAACAGTCCCGCCGCTATACTTATATGAAAGGATCGATTTTATGGCTGAATTTACGAATTCCAGTATCGTGAACATTGCCGCAGGGCAGAATGTGCCGCTTACCGAAACGGCAGTTTGCGGAAAAAGCTGCATTGTTCACCGTGCCGGGTCTGGCATTGTAACGCTGCGCGGTTTGACAAATCAGTGCAAGGCACGATTCAAAATTTCGTTTGGGGCGAATATTGCAATTCCAACTGGAGGAACAGTTGAAGCGATTTCAGCTTCTCTTGCAATCAATGGTGAGCCGCTGAATAGCGCCACAGCAACCGTGACACCTGCGGCAGTTGAAAATTTCTTCAATATTTACATTGCTGCATTTGTAGAGGTTCCTCGTGGATGCTGCGTAACAATAGCGGTGGAAAATAGCAGCACGCAGGCAATTTCCGTATCCAACAGCAATCTGATTGTTGAACGCGAAAGTTAAGAAAGGGGAAAATAACAATGAGCATGAAAGCAATGAATGACATCCGGGAAATGCTTTGTGATGAACTGGATGAAGTTTCCCGTCACGGCACTTTGAATGTTCGTGATCTTGACGTGGTTTACAAGGTCACACAGAGCATTGCCAACCTTGATGACATCATGGAAGAAGAGGGTTACAGCCATGATGGCGGTTGGGAAGCAAAAATGCGCGGGAGTTATGGCAACGATATGCGCCGTGACCGCCGTTATGCGGATGACATGCGCCGCCGGATGGACACAGACCAGGATGACCGCGAATATAAACGCCGCTATGCGGAGGATATGCGCTGAACAGGGGGTGTAAGGCTTGAAAGAGCTTACATACAAGGACTTTGAGGACTATGAACAGCGCTTGATGGAAGAAGCCTATTATTGCATGGGTGATGCAATATCCTCCAAAAGCCTGACAGAGTTTGAAAGCATTGTGCGCTGTTACGTTGCCATGAATGACTTTGCAAGAATGCTTCGCATCGCAAAAGATTCCGGCGACTTGAAACAATGGGTGCATAACATGGAAAACGCCGACGGCTCCACCGGCGAACACTGGACGATAGAACAGACCTCTACTTACATGGCCCCGCGTGGGATGGATTGCACAAAAGAAGAATTCTATGCGGCCATGAATATGATGTTCAGTGACTACTATCCGGCAGCTAAAAAGCACAACGTGAACATGGCTGAATTCTATGCAGACTTGGCGGCGGCATTCATCAATGACAAAGATGCTTCCAAAAACAAAGTGGAAAAATATTACGAGTGTGTTGTGGAATGAGTGAATTTTTGGAAACTATGAAAAGCGCAGACTCCGGCCATGCTTGGCGTGTGCTGGATGAATTCATGGACGCACTAAAGGAAGCAAAACCGGAAACGTATGCAGGATTGATGCACGATTTGAAAAGAACTAAATAAAAGTTTTGTCCATTATTATAGGGTGAGATTTGCAATACCAAATATAGGGCTGCAAAGTTTTCCGTCAAATTGCACAGGTGCAATTTTGGTGCACATGCAGTATTTTACACGATAATACGTTAATGTAATAGAGTTCGACTCTCGCCACTCGGACCAAAATGAATACGGTTGTTGCACCGACAAAAAACCGCTAAGTGACGATGCTTAGCGGTTTTTTCTTTGTTCAAATCTGTTCAAAAACGTTCAAAAATGTATATTATTCATGGTGCATTCATGGTGCAAGAATTTTATACATTGTTTTGCAATCCGGGTTATCGGGATTTTGGTGCGGATTTGGTGCAAAAAAATGCGCCGAAGTGGTTGAACCACCGCAGCGCATAAATTTTTTTTGCAACATTAAGTAGGGGCATCCCTTAATTAACATTTGACAAAATAGCTTCAAGCTTTTTCCGTGCTTCCTCAATCATTTGGGGCTTAAGGGCTAGATAAACTTCATGAATCATTTTGGCGTTTGCATGGCCCACAAGCTGAATTGCAATCTCTTCCGGCACACCGGCCATTGCAAGCATGCAGACATATTCGTGCCGGAATTGGTGCCCACACACAGGAACTTTCCAATCAGTATATGCAACGGTTACATTCTTGCCGTGCTTTACAACGCTTTTGGTTCTGGGCACCGGCTTTGCCACGCCGTATTTTCGCCAGAACTTTTGCCACATACGATCATAGCGGCTTTTGCTTACAGGCTTTGTATCAAGGCCAATAATGTATGTATCTTTTGGCATTTTGCGGATTGGCTGTAGGGCTTCTTTTAGCATGGAAAGCAGCGGCGCTTGCCGGATTGCTGCCGGGGTTTTGCCATAATCCCTTATCACAGCGGCATTGCCCTTGTGCTCTATCGTTTTTGTGATGTGGATGATGTTTTTATCAAAGTCAATATCACGCAGCTGTATGGCGCACATTTCGCCCTTGCGCTCGCCAGTGCAAAGATAAGCCACCGCAGGGAGCGCATCGGGGTCAAGGTAATGTTCCTTTACCACTGCCACTTGTTCGTTTGTAGGGGGCTGTCGTTTGCCCTTATGCAGGCCGCGCGGCATTTTAGTTTGCGTTGCCGGGTTTACATCTCCGCGCCACTTTGGACTGTCAATCCAATACTGGAAGATGTTGTTTATCACAGTCTTTTGGTTTGATACCGTTGTGGCAGCCCGCCCGGCCATTTCAGGCCCGCGCAGAAATTCCGCGATCATGTAAGGCTCAATTTCCCGCATGTGGTATTCGCCAAACTCGTCAGTAGCCCGCTTAACGGCAGGCAGGTAGCTTTTTTGCGTTCCGCTTTTCATGCCCTGCACAACGCGGATATATTCTTTTGCAATTTCGCTGAACAGCGGCCCAGCATTTGAACGCTCTTCTTCAATTCGTTCCTTCTCTTCCTGCTCTTCTTTGGCATCCTCAACCTTTTGCCAGACCTCTGCTGGTGTCTTAGCTGAAAAGGTTTTCCAAACGCCACCTATCATCTCTTTGCGTTGGTATCTTCCGTCTTTTCTGTGAAAGAGCCCAACTGTCAAATCCTTTTTCATCTTGCAGCCCTCCAAAAAATGTTTTATAATGAAACCGTCAACTTTTCATGTTGACGGCCCTTTATCCCTTGCTGGTGTGGCACCACCGGCAGGGGATTTTTTATTTTTCCCTTGCGTTATATTCGCCGTTGCCTGCCAGAACGGCAGCTTCTCCGGCTTGCAGGCATATTTGCAGGCGGTCAAAGTCCGGCTTGGTGCTTTTTGGGCAGGGGTCATCCCCAGTTGCGGTATCTATCCGGTAGTTTTGTATTACGGCCTGACAGACGCGTACACGGCTTTGCATGGACGTATGAGCGTTAGCGCATAACAAGTCTATCTGGCCCGCCCAATCGCTTCCATGCGCCCCACACAGGATATATAGCAGGCGGCGCTTGTACAGACCCGGCATCTGGGCGATATAATCAGAAAGCGCCTTGTCTACCTGCTCGTCCGTCCAGTTTGGCGTATCGGTATCGCTGAATGCAGACGGCATCCAGATGCGCTGCAGCCAGCGCCAGGGGGATTGTTTGCAGACGGCGAACCACATCAACAGATCATCGTTTCGGATGGGGGAAAGCCATTCTTCCCAGTTGCGCACCGTGCGGATGTTCACATCCATCTGCCGGGCTACATATTCTTGCGAAAGCCCGGATTCCAACCGGCACTGCGAAAGAATAAGTCCTTCACGTTCTCGGAAATCAGCTTTACTTTCCATTTCATCACCCTCAATTTTTTACATGTTTTGCACTTCAAATGCGGTAAAATTTTTATACCGTAACAATTAAGAAAATATAAAGAAATATTTCTCCAAAAAATGCCATGGAAATAAATGGAAGCCATGGCATAAAAAACATGTTAAGATTCTTACTGTAGTCAAAAAACACAGGAGGAATCAACAATGAATAACGTGGAACGTCTCAAGAATTACCAAAACCGTAATGCGGCAACCATTGAAGCCTTGTATCGCGCTGTGCTGCAAGACCGAGCACGGAGGGAAAACAGCCATGAAACTGCCTGATTTAACCACCCCACCAAAGCACGGACGCAAAAGGCCGAAAAAACGGACAGTAAAGCGCAAAACCTGAAATTTGTGCGTTTTGCTAATTGACCGTTACGGCAATCTGTAATAAGATGTAAGTACAACACAAAGTTGTCAAAATGACAACTTACAACTGATGTGGGGAAGAACAATGACTGACATAGAAAAGCAAATATCAGCAACCAAACTGGCAATACAACTCTGTGACAAGCTGGGGATTGATTATACATATGGCGATAGGGGATGTACATTAAATGGAGAACCTGTTCCCGATGCCGGATTGTTATTCCCCGTAAAAATCTTTTATAAAGGCTATACTACAACGCCGGAATACGACCCATACGATAAAATCTATTACGGCAAGATTGATGGTATCAAAGATTTGGTTGACTATCACGCAGAAACCGTTGACGGCATCGGGCAAGCGATCATTGACTGCGTGGATGATTACATTGCGTTCTGCAAAGAGATCGGGAAAGAACCGGATGCCCCAGACGAAAAAAATCAGAACCAGCCGGATGAAAACATTCTGGCCGCATACGAGAAGATTCGGCGCTTGGGCAATATCCAGAGCACCATTTTCACCATTGCGGATTACCTTTACACCGCCGCATGGGTATGGTTTGGGCTTACAATACTGCTTTTTATCATTGCCGCTACTTTGAAAGGATGAAGAATATGATTAACGAAGATTTTCTGCGCCGCGAGATGAACGACATCAAAGCATCCAACGGATACACCATTGGCATGTTGTTGCTGGTACTTCTGCCCATCGGGCTGAGTATTGTAATGCAGCTGATGATCATCAAGATGATTTTGGCCTGAGTGACAGTGATAGGAGGGAACATATGCAAACAAAGAAATATACTGCGGCAGAACAGGCGGAAAACATCAGCAAGCTAATTGCAATCCTGCATACCTTTACGCCGGATCAGCTGGCGGATTTTGCATCCGCTGCGCAAGAGTTAATAGCAAAACAGTAAAATCCGGGTTCTGCAAGCAAATAGAAATGAGTTCTTGAATGTTTTCGGGCAAATCGGATATAAGCTCACCGCCTTGTGCGGTGGGCTTTTTTGTTTGTTCATCGCCGTATTCGAGATATCGAACACTTACATTAAGGCATTTAGCTGCATCAGCAAGTTTTTTTTGACGGGGGTAGTTTGTTCCGTGACTCCAATAGTTGAAATTTGCGGACGAAATACCAGACTTTTCGTAAAACTCTGTTTTTTTCATTCCTGATTCTTTTACGCAAATGTCAATCCGTTTGGCAATGTCCATTGCTTGTTGTTTTTGTTCTTCTGTTAATGGTTTCATATTAATAAGTGCCACATCTTTTTCAGTGAGCTCACCGCCTTGTGCGGTGGGCTTTTCTTTTTTGTTGGTGTCATCGCCCTGAATGTCAGAAACTTCAACACCCAAATATTCGGCTATGATAGGCAGCTTTGATTTTCTGGGGTGGGTTCGTCCAGTATTCCATTGGCTATACACCCCGCTACTTACCCCCAGGTATTCACACAAATCTGCGCCATTTTTGTTTTCTTTAGTTAAATAGTAGTTGATTTTGTCTATCGTTCGCACAGCTAAGCACACTCCTTTTGTGCAATGTGCTATATTTCTATCATTTCTAAGTTTACTCTTTACATCCTTAGAAAACTTAGTTATAATAGAAACATAGCTTGACGGCAAAGCAAAAGCTAAGGCCACAAAATAGCGGTCTTTGGAAAGTTATTGTTTGTTGCAATTCAATAATATCTAATTATAGCTTAGTTGTCAAGATATAAAACTAAGTTTTGGAGGTGATTTAATGAAGGAATACACGCAGTACAAAGTGCTGCGGGAAAAAGCCGGGCTTTCGGTCAAGCAGGTAATGGAAGCGCTGAATGTGTCTGACGCTGCTGTTTATTTTTGGGAAACAGGCGCAAACGCACCCAGCACCAAAAAGCTGCCGGACATTGCCAAACTTTACGGCTGCACGGTAGACGAGCTTTTGAAGGAGGTGAAACCCAGTGAGATTTAACTGGTATTTTGAACCAGATGCACAGGACGTTGCCAGAAACAATGGCTATAATCTGGGCTTGATTGGCGATGCAGCCTGCAAGACGGAAAGCCAGGCAATCTGGCACGGCAAGAAATGGATGAAGGAAGCCCACCGAAGCGGAACGATTACAAGCATTCCGGCGGAAAGCAGGCAGCCATGTTGCATCTTGGACTACTAACCGGAGGTGAAACCTTGAAATGCTCCCGCAAGCGCATCATGCAAGGCGCAATCCTGACCAATCTTGCAACTGCTCAAAAAAATATGGCATCTGCCGAAAAGGTAGATGCCAGAGGGCTTATTCTGGTGAGCAAGTTTTTACTCCGCCTGCTGGATAAGCTGGATGACGAGATGGTACAGCTGGTTACGCAAGACCAGCAACAGAGGAACTAATACCCAGTAAACAACTTGTAAGAGCTTCGGTATTAAATGATTTTCTGACACACCTAAATAATCACAAAGTTTTACAGGAAGAAACAAAACCAACTGCACCCAATACAGAGGGGAAAAACATTCCCTCAAGTTCATTAGAAAGGCTCCCTTGACTTTAGCGAGCATGTTTAATGCGTCCGCCATAACATCACTGCGTTTTACGGACAAATTTTCAAGAACGCTGACTTGAACGGATTGATAGTTACCATAGCCAATAGGTTCAACAACCGTAACAGTCGAATCTGGAATTTTTGCCTGTTTAAGCAGCTTTTTAATCGGAGCAGTACAGCTTGCAAAATCTGTTTCTTTTCCAGTTATGTACTTTTTGTATTTGCGCTCATAGTAATCGGCTCTAATATACCCAGATAGGCAAAATAAGATTCTATACCCTATGACCACAATGAGCGCTAAGACAAAGTAGTTCAAACTATTGCACCCCCTTTCTAATGGCGATTATATCATGCAGAACCGCAGCGAGCAATGAATTTATGGCTGGAGGTGAAACAATGAACGATAAAAACGCAACCCACACCACTGGGATGAGCGATGCGGCAAAAGAAGCCCGCCGGGCTTACTACAAAGCGTGGCGAGCAAAAAACAAAGACCGGGTACACGAATACAACGCCAACTATTGGGCCAAGCGTGCCGAACGTGAAAACAAAGAAGGAGGTGAAACCCAGTGTTCCCAAACCTATTGATTGAGCTTAAAAAGCAGCGTTGTTCGCAGCAAGACCTTGCGCAGCATATTGGCATTTCCCGCGCTACCATGCAAAACAAACTGACCGGGCACTCCCAATTTACCCTGCGCGAGATGAAAGCCATTCAAGGGGCGCTCAAAGGCTGCACGCTGGATTACTTGTTCACTGAATGTAGCACGGAGGTGAAACCTTGATTCAGGACAGAAAAACACCCCCGCCCGATGAGCTAGACCGAGTGGGGGCAGAGATTAAGCGCCTAAAGTGGAGTGTTTCATTTTTGAGCGTCTGGTGCTTTCTGCAGGCTATCAGGTTGTTTAGTATTGGACGTCAAATCACACAGATTTCTGACATCCTGGCCTTGTGTGCGCAAAGCATCCAGCTTATCACAGATAACTTGAGCAGTATTTACGAGGTTTTCGTCAAGCTCAATAACTTGATTTAGCCCTTCTTTGATTTGAACAGAATCTTCGTGAATCAGCGTCAACTGCTTATTGGGGAGTGACTGCGAAAGCATCCACAGAATCACTGAAATCCATATACCAAACAGTGCGATTGCATCATTACGAGACAAATGCGGTTTGCTTCGCAAAGGCGCAATGACACCGGTTTTGATAGAGGATACAGCATTTTGGGGCAGCTTTGAAGATGCCTGATTTAAGGTTTCTTCAAACTCTTGCAAATCACTTTCCAATTCCGCCGGGTCTGTGCATAGAAAATCATCTGAATGGTCTTGTGATATGGCAAATGCGGCCTGATTGATTAGCTGTTCAATATCCGTGTTTTCCCACATTGCTGCGGTTTCCTGCGCAAGGCTTTCCAGATAAGGCACAGAAAATTCGTTTGCGTTTGAAATTTTGGGTGCCAGAGCTTGCAGGGTATCTGCGATTTGCTGAATGGTTGGGTTTGGCTTCGCGCTAACCTGGATGTTCGATTTGCGCATCTTTTCCGAAAGCAGGCGGAATGTATCAGCGCTGGATGGTAAAGCAGATTTATTTTCCATTATCTCACCTCCTTCCCGCCTTATTCTATCACGGCGGAAGGGGGCGAACAACACAAGTTTCTGAAGAAGGTGAACAAATGAACGATGGGAAAATTTATTGATTTGACGGGAATGCGTTTTGGACGTTTGACAGTTTTGAAACGCAGCCCTGATACAAGAAAAAGGGTGAAATGGATTTGCCAATGCGAATGTGGGAATATCACAGCTGTGGCTACTTCTCAGCTAAAAAGCGGTCACACGCAATCTTGCGGATGCTTACAAAAAGAAAGAACAAGTTTGGCTTGCCGTAAGGATTTAACAGGTGAAACTTTTGGTAGGCTTACAGTTTTGCATGCGGCTTGCAGAACGCCATATGGGCATTATCGTTATGTCTGCCAGTGCGATTGTGGAAACATTATCACCGTTGATGGAGCCAATCTTACTTCTGGCGCTACAAAAAGCTGTGGATGTTTCCGCAAAGAGGTTACGCGAGAATTAAAACTATCTCATGGAATGGTTGGAACGCGGATATATAGATGCTGGCGGAATATGTTCCAACGATGCTATTCGCCTAAAAACAAAGAATATAAGAATTATGGCGGACGCGGAATCTTTGTTTGTGAAGATTGGCACGATTTCAAGAAATTCTATGCTTGGGCAATAGCTAACGGATATCGAGATGATTTGACGATTGACAGAATCGATGTCAACAAAGGCTACTGCCCAGAAAATTGCCGATGGGCAGATTGGTACACACAAGCAAGAAACCGAACAAATAACGTTTTTATAACGATTGATGGTAAAACAATGATTCAGGAAGACTGGGCTAGAGAGCTTAATATTTCGTCCGCAACACTTAGGAAACGGCGAAAAAAGAATGTTATATCGGAATCCAAGCCCCTAAAGGCCGCGAAACGTTCCGGCTGCTGTGTTTGAAAGCTTTGTGAAAGGAGAGAAACATATGCCCCGTGAAAAGCCCCATTACCAAGAAACCCTTGTAGACATTCGCGCCCGCGCTGCTGAACTTTACCCCGGCGAGCTGCTGTTTGGCTCCACAAAGGTTGCCAAGATTCTTGGCAAATCTCGTGGCTGGGTATGGCAGCATTACGGTAGCTTCCGTGATTTAACCGTTGAACAAATTGCAAGCCTTATCTGCTGATTTCAGACATACAAGCGTTGGATAGGCGGAAACAACAAGAAAGGACACTAACATGACTGCAAACAAAAAGAGCCGCCCAGTGTACGGCAATACACTGAACGGCAAAAAACGTGAAATTTTCCGGTTTCACAAGTCCATTTTAGCCCATATTGTTCCGGTTTGCAAGTGCTTTGCAAACTTTACCTTGCTGGGTTGTGCAATCGGCACCATTTGCGCCGCTGCTGGCCTTGCAGAGGGCGGCGGGGTCGCATCTTTGGCCGGGCTTATTGCCTGCCTGCTGGGCGGCTTGGCCGCTATTACGCTGCGAGAGGTATTGGCATGAACCCTTTTGAGATTGAGATGGCATTTGAATGCAATGACCCGCAAAAATACCAGGTGTTTTTTGAAACTGTCCAAATCGCAATCCTGGATACGAACAACAGCGAACAATGGAAATACGACCAGATTTGCACCGCCTACCGCGCTGCAATGAGCGGCATAGCAAAACGACTGGATGAATTGGAGAAAGCAAACAATGATCGATCTTGATTTCCCCGGCTGCGGCGCAGCGGACGAATACGGCCACCCCATTATGTGCGAGGATTGCATTTGGGGCGAAACGTGCATTGATAGCACGGTAAGGGAGGATAACGATGGAACTGAAGAACTATAGCATTGAAGCCACAGGAAGCCTTTACTGCTCGGAAAACTTTACAACCATCTGTGTTGATGGGCAAACCTATGGCATTGAAAAACTAATCTACGAGATGATGAAAAGCCTGAAAAAGGAAGAAAATCTCGGCATTGAAACGTGCGGAACACTGAATATCACGTTCACCAGAGAGGCTGAAAAGTTGACTGTGAACGGGACTGTGAAAAAGGAGGAAAAGGCATGAGCGTGTTTGAATCACTTTCTAAGATTCAATCTGAATTGAAAGCACCCAAGAACCTTTACAATTCTTTCGGAAAGTATAAATACCGGAACGCGGAAAGCATTCTTGAAGCGGCAAAACCTCTCTGTGCAAAATATGGCTGCACGCTGACCGTTATGGACGATATTGTACTTATCGGAAGCCGCTATTACATCAAGGCCATTGCCACAGTAACGGACAAAGAGGGAAACTCAACCAGTACCACAGCTTTTGCCCGCGAGGATGAAACCAAAAAAGGTATGGACGGCGCACAGATTACCGGTACAGCATCCAGCTATGCCAGAAAATATGCGTTGAATGGCATGTTTTGCATTGATGACACAAAAGACCCTGACAGTGATGAATACCACAAGCAGACGAGCGCAAACGTAGCACCAGAACAGCCAACCAAAGGCGATATTCAGTCCAGCGAGGCCGAAGCAAGCGAATATGTCAAAGCCCGCGCTACACTAACAGCTGCAATTACCGAGTATTGCGCCAAATCAAAACATACACGAAATGAAGTCCTAGACGCTTTGAAAGCCGTTCCCGGCGGGACAATGAAAACGTTGGACGGCTGCAATGCGCTGATTGCACAGATTCAGGAGTGGAGCAAATGAGCCATACAATCAACATCGCGGATGCTACCTTGATGGGTGAGATTCTGATGCTTCGTCTTAAAAGCAAGCCGGACATGGAAGAAGCGCAGAACTTTGCGAACGAAGTCAAATCCGGCCCCGGCAAGCTGTTTGCAGGTGTTTTTGGCGAGGTACGGAAAAAGCGCAGCCTGACATCAAACGCTTATGCGTGGACATTGCTTAATCAGCTTGCAGAAAAGCTTAAAAAGCCTGCTGTTGAGATTTACCGCGATCTTGTGCGGGATGTTGCAGGTGCAAGCGATATCGTCACTATCAAGCAAGAAGCAGCCGAAACGTTTAAGCGCGGCTGGGAAAGCCAGGGCCAGGGCTGGCAAGTTATTTTGCTGGATACGATGCCCACCCCAAACGGAACGTTCTGCACTCTGCAATGCTGGTATGGTTCCAGCGTCTATGACAGTAAGCAGATGCACCGCTTGTTGGAACTGATTGTGCAGGAATGCCAGCAGCAGGGAATCCCCACGATGACACCGGACGAAATCGCGAAGCTGAAAGGACTGACCGGCGAATGAAAAACGAATTTGGCGTTGCGCTTGATTCCAACGGCTATGCACCATCCATCATGCCAAACAAGAAAGACATGTTCGGCCACCCACAGTGTTATTGCTGCCTTAACGGCCACGCTTTGGTACGGCATGAAGTGCTCTACGGACAGAACCGGACAAAAAGCAAAGCTCTTGGCCTGTGGATTTTGGTTTGCCCGGATTGCCACAGATGGATTCACGGCGAAAAGCAGTGCTGGCCCAAGATAGAAGGGCTGGATGCTGGGATGCGGCTTGAACTCAAGAAGACCGCACAGCGCATGGCAATGATTGATTACAGCTGGACAAAGGAAGAATTTGCCCGGCGGTTTGGAAAGAATTATTTGGAGGATTAAAGACATGTTGAATGTAGTTGCACTTATGGGAAGACTGGTTGCTGACCCTCAGCTACGCCAGACTACAACAGGTAAAAATGTTGCATCGTTCCGCGTTGCGGTAGACCGGGGACGCAAGGATGCCAACGGCCAGAATCAGGCAGATTTTTTTGACATCGTTGCCTGGGACAAGAGCGCAGAATTCATCTGCCGCTATTTCCAGAAAGGTTCTATGATTGCCGTTGAGGGCCGTTTGCAGAGCCGGAACTATCAGGACAAGAGCGGCAACAACAGGGACGCCGTAGAGGTGGTTGTAAACAACGTTTCGTTTGCAGGCAATAAAGAAAAACCCGCCCAAAGCCAGAACGTGGCTAATAGGGCCGTTTCTGCGCCTGTGGTGGCAAACAATGAGTACGAGCCGATTGAAGATGACGGTGATCTCCCTTTTAATTTTTGAGCGAAAGGCAGGTGATGAAATTGGGTTTTGTACATGGGACGCAGTGGACGGACGATATGGTACAAGCACAGGAGTTTTGAAAAATGGCAAACGAAGGGTACATCAAGCTGTACCGCCGCATGATGAAATGGGGGTGGTACACAGACACTCCAACAAAATGTGTGTTCCTGCATCTGCTATTTCTGGCCTGCTATGAACCATGTTATTACAAGGGGGTTCACCTGGAAACCGGACAGGCAGTTGCATCTATCCGCCAAATTTCAACAGATACCGGCATATCTGTTCAATCTGTGCGCACTGCTTTATGCCATCTAAAATCAACACAAGAAATAACACAGTGCGAACACGGAAAATTCAGCGTGTTTACGGTGAATAATTACAGTGATTACCAATGCACTAACACAGAATCTAACAAACAGGTAACACAGAACCAACACAGTGCTAACACAGACCCTTATATAAAGAATAATAAAGAAATTAAGAATACCCCCTATACCCCCCAAGGGGATGACGCGATTTCTCCTCGATTTGACACCTTCTGGTCAGCCTATCCCAAGAAGACAGGCAAGGCAGATGCACGCAAGAAATTTGAGAAGCTTGTTACTGACAAATCTACCTTGTCCGCAATCTTGAAAAGCCTTGAGTATCTCAAGACCACAGAACAGTGGCAGAAAGATAGCGGCAAGTATATTCCGTATCCTGCTACCTGGCTGAACCAAAAACGTTGGGAAGACGAAACGGCACAGCCACCTGCTGAACTCCGCAAGTCTAAAAACCTGATTCCCATCTATGACCGGGAATATACACGTGAGGAACTGATTAACGGAGTTGTTCCAAAGCTCATTGGGTGGAAGGAGGCAGGCAAATGAATACAGCTGTTGCGGAAAAAGCTGTTATTGGCATCATGCTGATAGAGCCTGACCGGCAAAGCGAAGCGTTCAAAAGCCTTACAGCGCAGATGTTCAGCATCAAAGACCTGGGTGATATCTTCCTGCTTTGCAAGGAGCTTGATCGCAGAGGGGAACGGGCGGATGCAGTATCGATAATATCACGCTGCAAAGAAAACATCAAGGCGATTGCTTACGAATGCGCCCAGACAGTTCCATCGGTGAGCGGGTTTAACACCTACATCAACTGTGTCCTGGATGGATACCGGAAGCGGCTGATGATTGCCAAGATGGGCGAACTTGTGGCATCGGATGCAGACGCGGATGAAATGTTCGGCGCGGTTGCTGCCATGATGGAAAAGCAGCAGCACATCATGGAGCACCAGCGCCAGCGCAGCGCAAAGGACTTTGCTGATGGCATAGAGGACTTCCTGCAATGGCTGAAAAAACCGAATGACAACATCCAAACGGGTTTTGGAACACTGGATAAGCTGACCGGCGGACTTGTACGAAGCGGCGTAACAGTGATTGCTGCCCGGCCTGGCAAAGGCAAATCTACACTGGCTCTGCAAATGGCGGCGCAGATATCGCAAACCTGCCTGACGCTGTACCAGTCAATGGAAATGAGCCGGGAACAGCTTTACACAGCAATCTTTTCCCGATGGGAACAGATCGACAGCATCCGCATCACAAATCATGCGCTGACCGAAGAGGAAGAAAGCAAGATTGCAGAGGATGCAGAAATCCTGAAAAGGCGGTACAAGCTGATTCTGGATGATTCCAGCCTGACCAGCCTTGCAGACGTTGAACTGACCATCAAGGAGCGAAAACCGGAAGTGGTTGTCATTGACCATCTGGGACTTGTGGCACCACCGAACGCCAAAGAAAAGCGCAATGACGAATTAGCGGCCCTTACACGGGGATTAAAGCAGCTGGCAATGAAATATCATATCTGCATCATTGAGATTGTACAGGCCGCGAGAGCCGCCGACACGGGACTTATCAAGATGTCCGACATGTTCGGCTCCGCCACCATTGAACACGATGCAGACATGATTCTTGCCATTAACCCGGAACACTACACCAAATTGCGAGAACAGCGGGAAGAAGAACCGCCAAGCGAAAGCGATACCGTGATTGAGATCGTCAAGAACAGGCACGGCGCTTGCGGACAGCTTGATTTTGCGTGGGTGAAGCCGTTCCATCTATTTTGTGAGGTGACAAACATTGACTAACCGAGAAATGTACATGCAGCTTGCACAGACTTGCACAGAAAAAACGATTGAACTTGACCGGGAAATGGAAAAATACAGCGAGAAGTTGATAAAGTGCGCTTATGACGCAGCACAATGGAAGCTGAAAGCAGCGGAATTCCGGGCAAAGGCACGGGAGGAAGGCATGTGATCTACAAGTACACCATCCCGCTGCCGCCGGTCACGAAAAAGAACTCACAGCGCATTTTGGTGAACCGAAAAACGGGAATGCCGTTCATAGCCCCTAGCAGCGCCTATAAGCGCTACGAACAGCAAGCCATAACTTTTCTTGCCCCAAAGCCGAAAACCCCACTGGCGGGGCGCTATCACGTTGCTGCGGTGTTCTACATGCCAACCCGCCGCCGCGTGGACTTAACGAACCTACTCGAAGCCGCCCATGACACGCTGGTAGCCGCAAAAATCCTTGCAGACGATAACAACACCATCATTGCCAGCGTGGACGGCTCCCGTGTGCTCTACGACAAAGAAAATCCAAGAACGGAAATTGTTATACAGGAGTTGAATGAACCATGAAAACCGTTCAACATATGCCTCCTAAAATTCTTATTGCCTGCGAAGAATCGCAGACCGTTTGCAAGGCATTCAGGGAAAGAGGATTTGAAGCATACAGCTGCGATATTCAGGAACCGTCCGGCGGACACCCGGAATGGCACATCTTGGGCGATGCCCTGAAAGCTATTGAGGGGGGGCAAGTCGTAACAATGGACGGCAAAACGCACGAAATAGGAAAATGGGATTTGCTGATCGCTCACCCGCCTTGCACATATCTTAGCAATGTTGCAACGCGTAGTTTTTCTTTGCGGTGCACAGCACCAGAAAAGGTGGTTGCACGGTGGGTTGAGAGGGCAAAAGGCGCGGTATTTTTTATGCGATTTTTCGCAGCAAACGCGGAGCGAATAGCGATCGAAAATCCCATAGGATTTATGAACACGGCGTATCGAAAACCAGACCAAACGATTCACCCATATATGTTCGCAAAATCTACAGAAGATACAGAAAATTACGTTACAAAAGCAACATCGCTTTGGCTGGTTAATCTTCCAGTGCTACATGGAACAGGGCTTCCAAAGCCTGACAACGCAGTATTGTTTGGCAAGCTGCCGAGCGGAAAGGCGCGGACGTGGGAAGATACTATCAGCCGTTCGGGAAAAGTCAGAAGCAAAACTTTTCCTGGCATCGCTGAAGCAATGGCCGAACAATGGGGAAATTACATCAGGAACGGAGAATAAAAAATGACCGGAACACTATCCGCCCCATGCGAGCACTGCCCGGAACGCCACACGCTATGTCACAGCACTTGTGGAAAGTATTTGGCATACCGCGCCAAGATGGATGACATCAGCAAGCAGCGCATGCAGGCGCAGGCGTTGAACGAAGCGGATGTGCTCAGGGGAGACAAAATCCGGCGGGATGTGATGAATCACGGCCTGCCGGGCCACAGGAGGAGATAACATGAAAGCCAAAATACAGCTTCCGGCTTGTTACAAGAAAGAAGCGGAAGCTTATATTGCAAAGCTTGAAGCTGAATCAATCGCAAGGGTGCATGAGGAAGTGATGAAAGAACGGCAGGATATTGCTTTGAGATCACTGTATTTATGCCTGCTGGCCTGCTACCAGGTGGGACTGAAGCCGTCCACGCTGGTTAAAATCCAGAATGCCATGAGCGGCCCCGTCACGGAAAAGTATTCCAGCTACCGCGTTGACCAGCTGGCCGACACATGGGCGCAGGTTACGCTGCAAAACATCGGGGTTGATGTGGCTGAAACGGGGGAACAATTATGAGCTTTGAAACGCCTGAAAGCATGGATAAATGTTGCAACACTTGCCGATGGAATGAACCGTTCAATGGTGTGTGCTACAACGCCGACAGCCCGCATTGCGCCGACTTTTGGGATGACGGATGCGATGAATGGGAAGGAAGGCCGAATGACTTTGTTCAATAAGTTGGCTGGTAAAGCATCCGCGCTGCTGAATGCAAGCGGTATTTGTTCTAATAACTGCATTGACGGCCATTGCAGCGGGTGCGGAGAATGCTGCGCTGATCTTCTCCCGCTCACGAAAGGCGAAATTAAACGGCTGCGAGATTATGCCAGAAAGCACTACTTGCAGGAAAATAAGCGCTCTTTTTTGGAAACAAAGGGCGGGCCGGATTTAAGCTGCCCATTTCGCAATGAGCACACAAAACAGTGCGATGTTTACTCTGTGCGGCCTTTGATTTGCAAAGAGTATATCTGTTCCAGGCTTTTCCAGAAGCCGATTGCAAAAACCGGCCTTACGAAAGAGAAGCGGGACATTCACTCATTGCGATGGGAGGTTTTCAAGAACCCGGAATGTGAAAATCTGCTGAAAGAAGCGCAAAAGGCCGCAATGAAATGAAAAGAAGGTGAAAAACATGTTTGAAATTGCATTCAAAGTCAACCCTGATTCCGATTTTTACAAAAACTATTTTATGAAGAAAGCCGAAAAAAAGAAATTTCTTAAGCTTGCAGATAAATTCATTGATAAGTATTTTTGGGGAGAATGGCTCTCGTTAAATCTTTCTGGCCGGTTGACCATTAGATTAAACGCTGAGGGAACCCGAAAATACGCACAGCAGACAACAAAGCACAGCAACTGCCCAGGCTTTTCAACTTTTAAGAAGCAATCCCCCATGAATCGCTTATGGGAAGATGAAGTTTGCAAGTGTGTAGATTGGAAGAAATTTAGCGCCAACGATTTTTGGTGGATGAATTTTCATGGCACAGGGAAAATCAGCACTGAGTTGTGGGATGATGAGCAGGGGAATTTGTACGGATATTTTTCAAGTGAGTTTTCCGGTAAAAACACAAAAGTGCCAGAATCTGTGACACAAATGAAGCTGAGTGAATATTATGCAGCATATGAAAATTATGAAGAGACAAAAAACAAGGCGGACAACCCATGAGAAAATCCAGATTTAAGCGTATGCGGGGTGTAAAAGAAAATTACGTTCAAGACCGCCTGCGGCTGAAAAGGATATTCTGCACAAGCATTAAGCATGTGCGTTGGATGAAACGATATATCAACCGCGCACCGAGACACAAAGAGAAACGGGAGGATATGGATTATGACGACTGAAAAAATCAGCAAAATCTTGAAATTGCATAAAGCATGGATTAACGGAGAAAAGCACGGGAAAAGGGCCAACATGTCATGGGCCTACCTGTTCTGGGTCTACCTGTTCTGGGGCTACCTGTCCGGGGCCAACCTGTCCGGGGCCGAGAATGTGCCATATACGCCTATGGCGTGCCCGGATGAAGGAGAGTTTACCGGGTGGAAAAAATAAAAAAGTGATAGAATCGTAAGGCTAAAAATCCCGGAAGCTGCAAGACGAAGCAGCGCATTATGGAGAAAATTCCGCTGCGACAAAGCAGAAGTGCTTGAAATTACATCAACAACTGAACAGTCGAAAGACCTTGCAACTTTTGCAAGAGAACACGATGTATACAGTTGGGCAAGCATTGTGGTGCTTGTAGATCGCGCAATAGAAAACGGCGATTTTGTGGTTATAAACTCAGATTGGTAAGGAGTGAGACTATGGATATAGTTGAATTTTTCAAGACGGTAAACAGATTATGCAAAAATAGAACCTACGGGGAATGTCCTATTTGGAAAAACGGCATGTGCATGGCTGATTTCGGAGACGATTCAGTTAAAAGCATTGAAGAAACAATTTCAAAAGTCGAGCAATGGGCGAAAGATCACCCTGCCAAGACACGACAGAGCGAGTTCTTGAAGATGTTTCCGAATGCAGCAATAGATGAAAATGATGGAATTTTGTGTATTAGACCTTGCACCATTGATGAAAGCATTGGATGCACAAATGGAAAAGGCTGCGACGACTGCTTTCGCAAATACTGGCTCACGGAGGTGACCGACAATGAAAATTAAACTCAAGCGTTGCCCATTCTGCGGTTCTACAGCCGGGTTATATGAAAGCTATGACGGTATGTATGTAGTGCAGTGCAACTACTGCAGCATCGGAACTATCCACATAAAAAACAAACAGGACGCGATTGAGTTGTGGAATAACAGAACGGAGGTAACCGACAATGACTAACATCACAACCCTGCGCCCCGGCGAGCACTTCATGTTCAAAGGCTTCGAGTGGGTCTGCCTTGACCCACACCACCCTGACGGCGGCGTGCTGGCTATTATGGCTGAACCGTGGGCAAAAGGTGTAAAGTTCTCTCCAAATGATAAATTTGCCGATGAGAAAGGCAACTGGAATAACTACCGCACCAGTAATGTGCGGGGAATCCTATCCGATATGGCGAACTCTGTTTTTGGTGGAAAAGGTCTACTGGCGCATACAGTTGACCTTGTTGCAGACAACGGAGACCGCGCCTATGGAACGGTAAAAGACGCCGTTTTTATCTTGACTTGCGACGAGTATCGCAAGTACCGCGAGTTCATCCCACACTACAGCAGAGACAGATTAATTTGGACTGCCACGCCTTGGGGCTGTGGTGATAAGGATTCCGACGCGGGGGAATCAATCGTCATTCGCACTGTGGACGCGGATGGTCTGCTGTACAACTACGGTGCATGCAACGGCGGCGCTGTCGCACCGGCTTGTGTTCTCAATCCTAAATTTCTCAATCTGCGCCATAACATGGCGTATGTAGAGGAGGTATCAGAATGAAGAAAAAGACCCGCGTTGCGGTGTACAAGAAATTTGACGGTCATTGCGCTTACTGTGGCCGCCACATTGCCTACAATGATATGCAGGTAGACCACTTCAAGCCGCAGAGGGCGTGGAACCCAGAGGATTCCGGCACGGACGACATTGAAAACCTTATGCCGTCCTGCCGTATGTGCAACCATTACAAACGCGCCCACGACCTTGAAACATTCAGACGATACATTGCAGAGATTCCGCGAAAACTGCAAGAGAACTACATTTACAAGGTCGGCGTCGTTTACGGCAATGTTCTGGAAAATCCGAAAGCAATCAAATTCTATTTTGAAAAAGTGAGGGATACCAATGCGACTGATTGATGCAGATGAATTAAAGAAACGCGCCGAGAAGGTCTGTTTTGCCGACATACCGGACTGCGGCATTTTTGACGCGGTCGGAGTTTCCGACATTGACATTATGCCAACCATCGACCCCGAATCCCTGCGGCCTACGGCGCATGAGGTATCAGAATGACACAACTTCAAGAAGCAATTCGCGATAAAATCACGACATATAGCGATGCCTGCGGTAGGTGTACGGACATAATGAAAGATTGCGACATATGCGGCGTTATATGGATGCTTAAAGATCTGAACGAGTTGCAGAAATTGGCAGATGATCCGGACGCGGTACGGCCTACGGCGCACATTATGCGTGGAACTGTGCCTGATACACACGATGATGCGTTTTGCAGCAATTGCCGTTCATATCTTGGTGTTCCTGGCGTTGATTACGAAGATTATGATTCGGTTTTAAATCACAGATATAAATATTGCCCATATTGCGGTGCAAGGATGGTGAACGAAGATGAATGACCCGGTAAAAATCATTGATAAAGCATGTATGAGTTACATAATCGACCACCAAGAGGAGAAAAAAGGATTGTATCTATCTTTGGAAAATTGTGAAGGTGGCGCTACCGTTGTAGCTTGCGACAATAGCACGGGCGATGCATATATCGAAGAATTTGACAGCGTGAAAGATGCTATCAAGTGGTTGCGGAGGGAAGAATGAACCATACATTTTTTGACTCAGGAAACAGCAAGTGCATTTCTTTTGAAGGCGTGCCGAAGATTTCAGATTTTGGTGATGAAAACGATTTGATTCGGCGCGGTGATGCGCTGAAAGCAATCAGGAAAGCATGTATCAGTGCGCATTTACCGTTCGATTCAGCCACGCCGGAAGGACAGCGAGTAATGGATGCTCTATATGCGGTATGGAAAGTGAAAAAAAGAGGGAAAGACGCATGACAGTATTTGACGCAAACTGCATCTACACAATCAAATGCCTTGCTCTGATCTTCGTTGCAGCACCGGGAGCGATGCTTATCGGCGCATTGCTAATCTACCTGTTTGCACTGTGTTGCAAACAGATTTCAGGGCTTTGGAGGGAGCAGAAATGAACATTTTACTTTCGATTCTTGGCACCGCGATTGTCACAATTTTGATTGCGGGAGTCTATTCCATCGGCGTGTCCGTTGGCAGAGCTGCAGCTGAGGAAGATAACCAAGAGCCGGTAATTTACATGGAGCACACGCACGGGGGCGAGTAAATGGTTAAGATTTGCACTGAATGTAAAAAGGAATTTGAGGGAAGCGCAAAAGCCCGACTTTGCCCGGAATGCAAGAAAAAGCATCATGAAGCTGCTGTTGCACTGCAAAACGCAAGGCGCAATGAGCAATCGCTTGTCAAATGTGAATGGTGCGGGAGGGTTTTTGCCAGAAAAAAGAACGAAAAGAAGTGTGAAGCATGCCGAAAAGAAGGAAGATATGGCAGCCCGCAGATGGCGGCACACAGCAAAAGAGAGCCGCCTAAAGTGAGTATTAACGCCGTTCTCAAGATTGCCGATAAAGATGGCACGACTTACGGAAAAGCGGTTCTGGCACACAAAATTTAAGGAGGAACATATGAAAAGTATTGGCAACGCGCTTGCACTGACTGCGACTTTGGCATTCATCGCCTATATGGTGCGTTCTACTGGCAGCGGAATTTGGGCATGGATGATTTTACCGTGCTTCTCGTTTGCTGCACTTGGGATTGCTGATTAAGGAGGGAACAAATGGAAAATAACTGCTGCAAAAGCTGCAATACTGTGCACAAACAGGTTGCTGTTGTGCTGGATGACGGCGCATACATGCCGGAATACGCACATTTTGGATGGGATGCAGGTGCAGACCTGAAAAGCCCTGTTGATGTGATGATTCCGGCGAACGGGAGCGCTGTAATTGATACCGGCGTGCACATTGACATCCCGAAGGGCTATGCGGGGTTTCTGAAAAGCAAATCCGGCCTGAATGTTAAGCATGATCTGACAAACGAAGGTGTGATCGATGCAGGATATACCGGGAGCATCTGCGTAAAGCTTTATAATCACGGAAAAACGGATTATAAAGTCAATTCTGGGGATAAAATTTCCCAAATCGTGTTTATCAAGGTGGAATCTTACGACTTTTACCCGTGCAGCAAGATGCCGGATCGGGAACGCGGCAACGCAGGATTTGGTAGCACCGGAAAATAAAAAACTTGCATATTAGCGCATAATATGCTATAATATCAATAAGAAATAGCGTGCCAAGTGCTTAATTGCCAAGTGCCAGTTGAACTTGAAAGTTCGGCTGGCACTTTTGCTATATGGGGGACACATGAAACTATACTGCGCAGACTGCATGGACATCTTGAAGGGGATACCAGAAGGCAGTATAGACATGATTTTATGCGACCTGCCCTATGGTACAACGCGGAACAAATGGGATGTCATCATCCCGCTGGAGCCGCTATGGGCGCAATACAGGCGCATAATCAAAAGCAATGGCGTTATAGCACTGCACAGCGATATGCCATTTACAGCGGCCCTTGTAAGCGCTGGGAAAAACTTGTATCGGTATGAGCTGATATGGGTAAAGGAAAACGGTAGCGACTTTCTGAACGCAAACCGCAAGCCCATGAAAGCGCATGAAAGCATCCAGATATTCTATAAGCACCAGCCGACTTATAACAAGCAATATGTGGACGGAAAGCCCTATAAAAATAGGGGGGGGCAAAGGCGAAAGGCTTCCCAAAACTGGGGAAAGTTTCGTGACGGCATCTTAACAGACTGTAGTGACGGCAAGCGGAACCCCACAACAATTCTGAAATTTCCAAGGGAAAAGGGATTGCACCCCACCCAAAAGCCTGTAAAGCTGGAAGAATGGCTGATTAAGACGTACACAAACCCAGGCGAGACGGTATTAGACAACTGCATGGGCAGCGGAACAACAGGAGTAGCCTGTATCAACACAAATAGAGACTTCATCGGGATAGAGAAGAACCCCGACTATTACAAAACGGCCATAAGCCGGATAAAGGAGGCACAGGACAATGGGAAGCAGGGCGACCGAAAGAAACAGCCCGATCATGATTGATAATGACCCTGATAATGTGCCGGAAGGGAATCAAAGGCGCATTGAATTTTTGCTTGTGATATCCAAGCTTCCCAAAATAAGCACAAGCGACCTGCCAGCCCTCAGAAAACGCTTTTATGACTATCTTGATTTATGTGTCAAGTATAACATGAAAGTGGGCAACATGGCGGCATATGCTGCTATGGGAGTAGATAAAAACACTGTAAACGACTGGGAAAGCGGGAGACGGCGCAGCTCACAAAAGGAATACCAGGAATTCGCGCGAGAGATAAAGCGTGTATGCGGCATGTACCGGGAAATGATGATGCAGGATGGCGCAATCTACCCGGCAACGGGGATATTCTGGCAGAAAAACTACGATGGACTGCAAGACCAGCAAGAAATCATTACCGCCACAAAAGACCCGCTGGGCGAAAACATGACCCGAAAAGAAATAGAAGACAGGTTCAGCGCTGACTTTGTAGAGATAGACGACTTTAAGGAAGTCAAAGAGCCGGAGCAACTGATAGAACCGGTTCAAACAAAGCCACGCAGGAAAAAGAAACAAGCGAAAGAAACCGAATAAACGAAAATAGAGCATCTAGCAGCATATAAACAAACTGCTGGGTGCTCTTTTATTATGCCTATACTCGCGCTTTAATACCACAGTAAAACCTTAAAAGCAGATAGAAAATGCCCGACAATAGCAGTTAATAACCTTAAAAAGAGGGCTTAAGCCAAAAAAGAGTGGGGATTAACCCCAAAAAGAGGGGAAAATAAATCAGGGAATAACGTGAACGATTTGCGGTCATCATCAAAAAAGATACATCAACACGAATAATTATCCCACCTTCCAAAACCACCTCTTGAAACAAATATCCATGCAAAATGGTCAAAACACGGGGTATATACCTGAATCATGAAACAAAAGCGCATAATGTAAACCCAATTCGACTTTGCCGGAGATTTTTTCGCGCAAAATCATTCGACTTTTATGCAGGGGATGTCCCTTCGACTTTGGGAGCGTTTCGACTTTGATTCGACTTTCAAACCCGTTCGACTTTGGCAGCGAGGTGTAAAACGGCGCACCCCGACCGCAGCACCTTCCGGCCCGGCGGATGCTCCCCAGGACGGCCCAGATGGGCAAAATGTGCCTTTTGAGTGCATATTTCGCTAAATCATTATTTAGCGAATATCAGATTGACGTTGTAACGCGTATTAAATTTTAGAAGCAGCCCAAAAGCACAAAAGTGCATAAAAAAGCGCCGCCGGGGATGCCGGAAGCGCTGAAATTCATTCGACTTTCAAACCGATTCGACTTTAGTTCGACTTTGCCCGCCGGGTTCCAGATGGGGCACGCAAAGCCCCGGCGGGTGATCTGGCGGGGTGTTACTTGCTAGCATCGCGCTCCATGCGCTCCTTGCAGGCCTGCAGAATGTAACTGTTTACGCTCTCCCCGGCGGCTGCTGCTGCAATCTGCAACCGCTCGGCGTTTTCTGGCCGTGTGCGTACTGTAATGGTTTTTTGCGTGGCCAAATACCGCGCGTTTCCTGCTCTTTTTGCATCCGTTGACATGGCTGCCCTCCTTATTATTTGCATATTATAAGGATAGTATAACACGGCCCGCAGGAACATGCAAGCATGTAAAAATTAACTATATTCATGCTATCAAAATTGTGCAATCATACAATGTTCATGCTAGCATGTTGACATATTACATGCTAGCATGTATAATATAGACATCAAAAGAAAACAGCCCACAGGGCAGGAGGTAAGAGAAATGAAAATCACAGACGGCAAGCGCACGGTGGAGATCAACATCATGACCTGGAACGGCACCGGGTACGGCCCGGACTGGGCGGGAGAGTATTTCAACGCGGGTGCGCTCCCGTACGATGAGGAGAAGGATGCCTACACGGTGCAAGATGTACAGTATTGCATCGACATGGCAGAGGGCACCGGGGAAGAGGGCGCGCGGTGCAAGTATAACGATGATGGGGAGCTTGTGCCGGATGATGATACAGAGGTGCTTGTTACCGAGCTATAACCAGCAAGCCGGACACTTTAGCGGGGCTGCACCGTAAAGCAACCCCGCCCCACTACCAAAGCATAAAATAACACAAAGGAGCGTATAAAAATGAAAAAACTGTATTTTGAAGGCGCGGGCATGTTTGGGTGCCGCGACACTGCCGAAGAGCTGCGCGGGAACTGCCGTCTCCGCACTATGTTTCATGATGACAAGGGCCGCGCGGTGTACCTGGAGATCTTGAGCGGAATGAACAAGACCGCTGGGCGGCTGTATGTAGACAGCTGCCATTATATCGGCAAGGATGATTACAAAATGCTGCGGCTCCCTGTAGAGCGTGACGGCAAGCGGCGCGAGTACACCCCGGAGGGCATTTTGGCGCTGCTGGATGAGATCGGGGCACACTTTGACGCGGTGGAGGTTCTGCCCCGCCTGGCAGGGTATCAGGTGTTTGCGGATGAGTACCACAGCGGAGACACCGAAGCCGAGTACATGCGCGGGGATACATTCGCACCGGACTGGGCAGAGATCGCCCGCCGTGAAGCCGTGTACAATGATCTATGCGATGCAGAGCGAGCCGCCGGGGTCAAGTGGCCATGTGTTAGCTTGTGGCCCTTGCAGGATCGCCCGAACGTGTGCCGGTATCATCTGCCGCGCACCGGAGAGCACGGCGAGATCATCCCGGCGGAGTATCTGGCAGGCAAGCAATAAGCCCAACGGGGCGGCGCTGCGTTGAGCTAATAAGGGGGTTATAACATGATCTATCAAGCTAATAAGCGCCAATACAGGGCGCTGGAGGGCCTTGCGCACTGGTGCGCCGAGTATTATTATACTCTTGAGAGATTCGGCGCGGATGATGCCGAAATTCCCGCGATCCGCAAGGATATGTCTTTTTGCATGGATCGGTGCGATGCGCTGGGCGTGCCGTACTGGGCGCAAAACGCCGCCCTTGCATGGGCAGAGAATTGGAGGGCCACAAAAGCGGAGTATTTTGATGCTGCGATGGCCCGAAGAGGGATCACCTGCAGCGGGGCCGCGGGCTGATTATTGCCCGGAGCTATTGCAATAGCGCGGGATAGATTGTAAAATATAGTTGCAGGGGGTGTTTTATATGCTGGTTGTTTTGTTCCTGTTAGCTTCTCCTTTTATTATTATTTTTGGCGTGATGCGCCATTTTTAAGCAATATAGCGGAGCGCCTGGGCCGTATGGTCTGGGCGCTTTTTTTATTGTCTTCGGATAGGATGTTCCATTCTGCCCGGCATTTTTTGTACATGATCGCCGGGGGTATACCGGAGGGGGATTTTAGCAGGCCGAAGGGCGCGGGGTTAGTCCCCCCAATCCCGAAAAAATAAAAAAGTCCCACAAAAGTTTGCGTTCACATACTTTTTGCGCTAAAATGCAAATGTAAGCTCTCCTTCAATTTGCTACAATCAAAGGTAGGAATAATATCGTTTGCAGCTGTACAGCTAAAATATCTGAACTGACCGCATTTTCACGGCCGTGACCAAGTAATTCTAAAATTTGCATTGAAAACACCTTCTCATTGTGTTAAAATGAGAGTGGAGCAAGGGCTTGCTGGCTTTTCTCCACTCTGTCGCCGTCTGGTGTGCTGCAACACACTGGGCGGCTTTTTTGTTTGGATTCTTCCTGAATTTTTCAAAAAACAAAAAAGGCCGAAAATCAACGATAAACAGTTTGTCTGCAACGGGAAACGATGCTATAATAATAAAAATAGTGCCAAGTGCCCTGTGCCAAGTGCCTTTTCTCAATTTTGAGGGAGGGCGCTTTTTTATTTTGAAAATTTTTGAAATTGCAAAAAAGAGCACAATGCGAGCCAAGACAGCGGACGAAGCAGTTTATGCGTTTGCTGCGATCCGGGAACTGGAAAAAGAAAACTTCAAGCAGGCGCACAAGCTGAGTGTGGATTTGCATAATAAGCTGGGTACGCTGCCGCGCTGCAATGACCTGATTGAGCTGAACCGGAATCTGCTGCTGTTCAATGCTCCGTATAACTTTGATTCCTTTTGCCAGTATATTGAACTTGACCGTGACCCCAAAAGCCGGTTTTATATGCCGCGCCGAAAACAGCTGATTCGGATGGTAAACACCCTGCAAAAACTGGAAGATGGGGAACTGGACATTGCAGGAATCATGATGCCGCCCGGCACCGGGAAAAGTACAACTGCCATTTTTTATCTGACATGGCTTGCCGGACGGAACCCCGACATGCCGATTTTAGGCGGCAGCCACAGCAACGCATTTCTGCGCGGCGTGTACGATGAATGCCTGCGAATTATGGCAAAAGGCGGGGAATATTTGTGGCGAGACGTGTTCCCCGGCGTGTGCATTGCCAGAACAAATGCACAGGACATGATGATAGACATGTACAAGCCAAAGCGCTTTGCCACACTGGAATTTTCTTCTATCGGCAGCGGCAATGCGGGCAAGGTTCGCGCACAAAAGCTGTTATACTGCGATGACCTTGTAAGCGGCATTGAGGAAGCCATGAGCCGGGAACGCATGGATAAGCTGTGGCAGCTATACACAACGGATTTGCGGCAGCGCAAAATTGGTGAATGCCGGGAACTGCACATTGCCACACCCTGGAGTTTGCATGACCCGATGGACAGGCTGGAACGTAACAACGAAAACAACCCCAGGGCTGAATTTTTGCATATGCCTGCCCTGAACGAGGACGAAAAAAGCAATTTTGATTATGCCAACGGGGTAGGGTTCAGCACCAAGTTTTATATTGACATGCGGGAATCAATGGATGATGCCAGCTGGCGCGCATTGTTTATGACAAGCCCGATTGAACGGGAAGGGCAGCTGTACCCAGAAGATCAGCTGCGCAGATACTTTGAGTTGCCGGATAAAGCGCCGGAAGCCATTATTGCAGTATGCGATACCAAAGAAAAAGGTTCTGACTATGCGGTTCTGCCCGTTGCATACAAATACGGGGATGATTTTTACATTGAGGAATGTGTTTGCGATAACGGCGCACCGGACGTGGTGGAAACGCGGCTCTGGATGGTTCTTGTGAAACACAAGGTTCAGCTGGCCCAGTTTGAAAGCAACAGCGCAGGCGGCAAAGTAGCAGAAAAATGCCAGCAGGAAGTAAAGGCGCACGGCGGAATAACCAGGATTGTGACCAGGTACACCACCGCAAACAAGGAAACCAAAATCATTGTAAATTCTCCCTGGGTGATGGAACACTGCCTGTTCAAAGATAATTCTGTTATCAAGAATAACAAGGAATACAGGCGTGTTTTGTCGTTTTTAACAGGGTACACAATGGCAGGGAAAAACAGACATGATGACGTGCCGGACGCATTTGCCATGCTTGCACAATACGCTCAAGGCCTAAATGCGGGCAAAGTTGAAATTGGTACAAGAATTTGGTAAAAAACAACGTTAATGTGCTTGAAAAATGTGAATTTTATAGTATAATAGTAAATGGAAAGGCTTTATAGTTTAGCTCTTTTCTTATGAACATTTTGTTCATACCTCCTAGGGTACGGAACCAGCGTCCTGCATATGCGCCGCCCTAAATATGGTTCTCCCGCTGGCTGAAATGCCAGCTATTGTGTCGCTATAGTTTAATGGTAAAACTCCTGGCTCATAACCGGGTGCTTGCAGGTTCAACCCCTGCTGGCGGCACCAGAGTGCGCTCTGCGGCGCACAACCGGCACTATGTGGGCCGTTATCAGCCACATAGAGCCTGACAGGGCTTACCTTGTCCGCTGCGCCTGCAAAGCTGTCAAGCACTTTGCAGGTGATATATACCGTATAGCCATATATAAGGGCGCTGCGTTCCGAAGCAACGGCGCGGCGGAGGGTGCAAGGCCACCATACGGAACCAGATGCAAGGTAGCGCCTTGCTGTGTGGGCAGTGCGGCTTCCCCCACAAACGATGACAAAGCCTGTGAAAAGCAGGAACCGCACATGCTGTTATAGCTCAATGGTAGAGCAGCCGCCTTGTAAGCGGCAGGCTACTGGTTCAAGTCCAGTTGGCAGCTCCAAGGCCGATGATACAGGTAAAAGATTCAGCCCCGAGCTGAAGTTCCCTGTTAGGCAATCCCTGCACACCTCTCTTTGATGTGTCCCATGCAGGGCTTTTGATGATATGTTCCCGACATTTACGCCGGTAAGTTGCGGTTTAGTTTTAAGTTTCGCGCAAGTTGTAAAAATGCAACCGTGAAACGTGCGATTTTAACTTGACTGTAATTTGCTTATACGCAGTCATAGCTTAATAACGTTGGAAAAGCAGCGCCTGTTGGTGCCGTTGCAGGTTCGAGACCTGCTGACTGCTATTGTTGGGCCGCTCCCACCGGTGAAAGCCCGGCGCAGGCAAAACGCGATAGATAACCTGAACGCCACATCTGCTTGCGCGGACTCTGTTACTGACACCGTTGCGCGTTGTGGCCCCCTTTTAATCAAAGCAGAAACCGTAAACCGACAGACGGGATATAAAACGGGCCGGACGCCGCGGAGTGACTTCCTGCGCGGGATATAAATAGAGGAAATCAAAAACAGGCGTACCATCACGCGCATAGCACTGGATGCCGCCTGTTACGTTGCAAAGCCTGCTACTTTGCAATGGGTGAGCCCGGCATAGCATAAACCGGGAGGGCGGGAACGGGGTTATTTTTGAAAGAAGGGATAAATTGCGAGTAAGTGTTTACTGCCCGTGCTGCGGTGCGGCAGGAATCAAGCGGAAGCTGATGGAAGTTGATACAGCAGCAAAGGGAACGATTTATCCCTATTGCAAAGCGTGCAAACGGAACATTGAAATCCATTTGCCGCTGAAAAAATAAAGTGCCAAGTGCCCTGTGCCAAGTGCCAGCTGAACCTTAATTGGTTTGGCTGGCACTTTTTGTTTTTGTGCAAAGGAGAACAGCTTGGAAAGAGATCTTGTTGACATCCTGCCGGACGAGGGGTTGCACGGTAGACGGATTATCACCACAAACGAGCAGGAAATTACAGCAGATAACGTTGTAAAGGTGCTGAATACTGCCATTGCCACCCACGACAGGAACCGGGGAGAAATCCAGTATTTGTGGGATGTTTACCGGGGCAAGCAGGATATCCGAAAAAAAGAAAAAATCGTCCGTGAGGAAATCAACAACAAAATCACGGTGAACATCGCAAATGAGATTGTGACGTTCAAAACAGCATTTCTACTTTCCGGCCCTGTGCAGTATATCGGTGCAAAAGGCAGCAAGACGGACAACAACAAACTGGTTGATTTGAACCGCTGGATGTCAGATGAGGACAAACAGAGCAAGGACAAAGAAATCGTTGACTGGATGCACATTGCGGGGCTTGGCGTGCGGATGGTTCTGCCTGACCCCGGAGCGGAACAGGCGGGAAGCCCTGCCTGCATTTATACCCTTGACCCGCGTGAAGCGTTTGTCATCTACTACAGCGGCTATACCAAAAAGCCAATGGCAGGTGTGCTGACACAGTACGATGAAAACGATGCCAAGTATTACGGTGTTTACACTGACAGCGAATATTTTGAAATCAAAAGCGGGGAAATCACCCGGCAGTCTGGGCATTTGTACGGCAGTGTGCCGATTGTGGAATACCCCAACAACAGTGCCAGAATGGGCGCGTTTGAAGTAGTGTTGCCGCTTCTGAATGGTATTAACAC